TTTCGTGCATTTGGTGTTCATGAATAGTGATTGGAAACACCTTCGCTTTGGGCAAGCTTTCATGGTATACTTCGACATGCTTGGGCAAGACAAGACACTCTTCTATACAGAAGACTTGAGTCAAGCTGTAGAGATTATTTTTGAGAAGTATGTTGAACTGGGGAGCGGGAAATGAAATCAGAAATTAATGTAAGTGTTGACCTAAATGATGTGGCTATGAGCCTTAGTACTGATGAGGCTCTTTTCCTTGTAAGGGAGATTGACACAATTCAGGCAGACTGGGATTTCACAAAAGATGTTATCACAATGCTTATCCAATCTCTCATTGATGAGGGTGCAGATTCTAGCGACTTGAAGAGCTTGAAAAAAGACATCAAGAGGTTGTTGAAATGAGTGGTGGAGCACATTTTGCATGGTTCATCCTGACGCTACTGACTGGCTTTCTTGCCCTTCCTCTATGGATAATCTGTGCCTTGTGTTGTGGTAGTTCACAGAAGAAACGTGATCGTGAGATGATGCGGCGTAACACAGAAGCGCTAGAGAAGCTGGCTAAAATTGATATGTACAAGGGGTATAGGGATTAAATTATGTATGATGTAATTGGTGGTGATCAACTTGAACAAGAACATAGTGAAGGGTTTACACTAGGTCAGATTATTGATCTTTTGGAACTTCATCCCCTAAGAGAAGTTAGGTTTGTTGGTACAGACTACACTATTGGTGAGCTTCACTGTTGGAGAGGTAGCTATGAGATCCCTGCTCTGTCCTATGAAGTATCACCTAAGTTTAAACCTGCTCAAGACATTCTTGCAAATTTGCAAGACGAAATTAAACAAATACATCATGGCTATAAAGGTGGCGAGTACAGCTTCCATATTGACCAAACATTTTATGTAGCTCAAAGAGGCTGTAGTGAAGAGTATCAAGTAGTTAAAGCTCAGGTTGAAAATGAGGACCTTATACTTTACACAAAAATTGTATCTTACTAATTAAAGGAGATTTAAAATGAGTTTAGCAATGTTGGTATACATTATTTCAGTTATTCCTACTATTAAAGTCGTTTCTGTTATTCTTTTGGCAATAATTGGGTTATTCGCTCTTGGTTGGTTTATTTCTTCAAGTGTTGATCTTGATGTATATGGACATTACGGTGAAAAAGATCCAAAGGTAATTGGTGCACATTCTACTAGGAAACAACTAAAGAAGTTGCTAACACCAGCTATTATCTTTCTGACACTGGCTGTATTCACCCCTAGCAAAGAAACCCTCTACATAATGGTTGCTGCCTACGGGGTTGAGAAGATGATTGAGAATCCTATTGCAAAGGATTTGGCAAGTGACGGCGTAGATGTCCTAAAGCAATTGATGGCACATGCCAAGAAAGAATTGGCTGAGGATGTACCAAAGGCTGAGAAATAAATTTAGATGAAACTTATGCCCACATTATGTGGGCTTTTATCGTTTGAGAGGTGAAAATGAAACGTAAAAAATATAATAACTCAACTGAAATTGGTGCCATCGGTATGACCGACCAAGGTGCATTTGAGGTTATTAGTAGGGAATCCGCACGTCTGTACACGGTTAAGTTTGTTGCTTCCGGCTACACCAAATCTGTTCGGAATGATTACATCAAAGATGGTTCAATCAAAGACCCCTATTTTCCAAGTAAGTACGGACAAGGCTATTTAGGAGAAGGCCTTTACAAAACAACTTGTGATGAGTTACGGCTGTGTGGTACCAAGAAGAAAGCTACGCCTGAGTATAGCCGCTGGAATTGTATGATGGGCCGTTGCTATCAGCTAGCAAATACGGATTACCTTCGATATGGTGCTTTAGGTGCCTATGTAAACGAGTCTTGGAAGAACTTTCAAGTATTCGCTAAATTTTTTCGTCAAAATTACCATGAAGGTTTAGATCTTGATAAAGACATACTTGTCTACGGCAACAAAGAGTATGGACCTGAAACTTGTGTCTTTGTCCCAAAATATATCAACAATCTTCTCGTACATAGTAAGAATGTGTTAAATGGATTTCCTGTTGGTGTTTACTATGGCAAGAAAGGACCTAACATGGTAAACCCCTTAAAGAAACCTTTTACTTGCGAGCTTGATAAAATTAATCTTGGTTGGTATGCCACGCCAATGGAAGCCCACAAATCATGGCAAGAAGCAAAATGCAAGAAAATCTTTTCGTCAGTTGACAGGTATTCCAAGGAAATTTTCTTTGACACGAGGGTTGCAGATGCGCTACTATCTAAAGCATGGAAGCTGAAGTTAGATGCTCAGCTAGGAATTGAAACAGTAAGATTGTGAGGTGTGTAATGAGACAGTACCTAATCGGCTCTTGGAACAACGCTGACAGTTATGACTACAGCGGTGAGCAACTGATGGGTAATCGTGTGGGGGCTTCTCGTGAAGTGCCTCACTTTTTGCAAAACGGCAAAGCAAACGTTGGAAAATACGGAGATAATACAGCTCCTGCATCCAACAAGCCATCGATTCAAGACCGTATCATCCCACAGCTCCGCACACTGAACAAACGCATTGCTGAAATCATCGAATTAGAAAATGAGTACAAAGCTGGCAACATTTCTATTCAAGATTACACAGTTCTTCGCTCAGTGGCTTTCCAAAAGCGTGATCGTGCAGAAGCTCTATACAAAAAAGCCATCAACGTAGCTCAATCTCGCAATGAATTGCCTGAAGATAGTGTAGAAAGTGCTGTGCAGAACAGTGATAGGTGTTCACGGACAGCCCAGCAAGAGGGGATAGTGACAGGCACGTTCTTGGATGAAATTTCCTCGGAAAATAGTGTAAAAGTATTTGCTCAGAGGGCTTTACAAGCTGGCCGTGTGTTGGTAAGATATATTCAACAGGCCAAGGCCTATCTCCAAACTCTTAAGGAAGTGTGAAAATGTTTGATAAACCTTTTGCAATGGCTAATGAATTCTCCCTGATCAAATATGAGAATGGTAATGGTTTTAGTAGCTATTGGATAAAGTACAAATCCAGTGAAAGCTTTTATCAAGTAAGTGAAGGCGGCACCAAGATTCAGTTTTATGATGGCGAAGTTTTTGACTTGACTTTTGACCAACTGGTTTATGATCTTAGTGAGGTGTAACATGACTTGCCAGAAAGCATTTTCCATTGCAGAGATTCTTGCTTCACATTCTATTCCTTGCAAATTGTACAAGGATGCAATTGGTTGGCATTGTGTAGCTGATAAGAATTCTGAGAAATATAAATCTATGTTTGGAGAAGAGTGATGAATAAGATTGTGTACAATGCATGTTACGGCGGATTTAATCTCAGTGATGAAGCTCTGGAGTTATACGCAAAACTTAGTGGAATATCTGTCTATCCTGAGAAAAGCTCATGGTGTACTCATTTTTATACATCACCACCAACAGGCGAGCAAGAACTGGATGATAAAAGAGATTGGTTGTATGGTCCTGACCTTTGCCGTCACAATCCATTCCTTGTTAAAGCTGTTGAACAGTTGGGTGATGCCGCAAATGGTCCACACTCTAAAATTAGGATCTATGAAACAGATTCTGATCGATACATCATTGAAGAATATGATGGTAACGAATCTGTTGTGGTCAGTTATGACAACTCTTGGATTGTAATCAAATGAAACTATCTGAATGCAAATACGGAATCCTTGTTCAAGACCTTAGTGAACATGGTGAGATTGGTATGGTAGTCGGGATTACCAACAGTATGCTTAATGTACTCAGTGAGGTTCAGAGAGACCCCGAACTTGCTATTCCGCTGATTCAATGGCAATCTGGGAGGACTTGTGGGATTCATCACAATAACATTCGTGTTTATAAGGATTAATTGAAATGATTACAAAAACAGTTTATATCAAGTACGAAAGCTTTGGTGATACATATAAAACTACGGACTACGATCTCTTTGGTTTTATTCTAATCTATCGTTGCAAGGTGCTGATTAAATGAATAAGTTCAAAGAAGAATCTGTAGGTATTGATCTGTACTCCATTGGTAGAGAGATTATGAAGGCGTCTCAGTTTGAAGAGATGTATTATAAGATGGAAGAAGATAGGAACTATTGGCGTGATCTTTATCAAGAAAGTCTTGATAAGAGCTTTAAACATAATCAAGAAATGATGGTAGGTGTCCTTGAATTGGGCCTCAACTATGCAAAACTCAAAGATGAGGCTAGCAAATGAAATACACAAGCAATCTTGAAACACAGCCAACATTCCAAGCAATCAAGCGTAAGAAAGCAGCCTACGACAAGACAGATAAGCCGCTCAAAAGGAGCTGGGAGAGGAACGAGAAACGAGTGTGGCGGGAGGATGTGTGATGGAGTGGATCAGCGTTAACGACAGTCTACCAGAAAAAGACGACTGTTATGTTCTGGTTGCATGCGCTGGTGGTAATGTCTCTGAATCCTTTTACTCAACTAACAAGGAATTTCTAAAGTGTGAGGGCAACAGTTACTCAAGAAAGAGACAAGGTAAGAATTCTGGGTTCTTTGGTCTTGCACACAAATATGGTTATGAGATTACTCACTGGATGCCAATTCCACCGCATCCATCAGCTTGAGCGCCTTCGGGCGCTTTTCTCTTGCCTACGATTAAACTATTTTCAATTTTTCCACATTCTTCTGTTGACAAGGCATAGTGAATGAACGATGATACACACATCAGAAGCAGAAAGCTTCTACAAACCAGAAGGATTAAGGCGATGAACAGTCAACACAGCTACAATTATGACCCTGACTATGTAAATGAGATGAGAGAAGAAGCAAAACGTCTTATGGAGTTATTCCACCGTCAACTGAACGGTGGTGGAAATCAACTACAGGGACTGAGCATTATGATGCTTTTCAATATGTTAAGAAGTTCCTCGAAGAGTACAAATAATTTTATAAAAAGCTCTTGATTCGTTGAGAGCTTTTCAGTAAGATTATCTAAACCGGATAAAGGAAAACACCATGACATACGAAATCACTATCGCAGACGAAGAGCTTGACACATTCGAAGATGTTCAGCAGCCATCTGTGGTAAAGGCTGAAGCTATTCAATCGCTCAAAAAAGAGCAAGCCTATCAATTCATTGGCTACACAGAAGATGGCTTGGCTATCTATTCAATCTGAGGAGTAAGATCATGAAGGCTTTCAAAATTCGTTATGAGTTCTTTAATCGCAATAATCCTAAAAACACTTATTGGGACATTGGGAGTGCAGTGGTTATTTCTGAAGACGAATATCAAGCAGCTGAATTTTTCTATTTAGGTGTTGAGGATCAGTCGTCTAGCATCTTGGATAGCGAAGAACTTAAAACCAAACAACTTATTTGGGCTTATTAAAATGAACCTTTCCAAACACGATCAACGTATCTTGTCTCTTCTCATTGAAGAGCGTGATAAGCTCACTTCACAGCCTAAAGCCTACAGGCATGCTGATGCTGTGATGAAATTGAACAAGAGTATTGTCGGGATTAGGAATACGGCTACATATCAAAGCATGCCTGAATCGCCTAAAGAGCATACTATTCAAGCTGGGAAGACAGTTTTGATGAACAAGGGTGATACTATTGTGTTGAGGGCTTGGTGATGGATTATCAACCAAAACCGTTAGGTGATAAGTCGTTACATTTTAATGTCGGAAGGTTAGCCTTTTTCATGGACTACGTAAGATGGCTCCTTATGAAAAACGTGAAAAACATAAGATAGAGGAATGGGAAGCTGGCTGGTTATTTGCAGCGGAAGAAGAGATTAAAAGAGAGACTTAATTCTCAACAATTTCTCTCAGGGGCCTTGTGCCCCTATTGTTGTTGCTGTACGATTCATCCTATCAAGCCAACACACAAAGGATGCCACAATGTCTTCTCTCATCAAAGCCTACACAAAAATGACAGACAAGCAGCAAATGCATGTCAAGATGAGTGTTCAATTGATATGTGTTGTGATTGTCTTGGGGATGTGGGCGATTAGCTAAGTGAGGTGTGGTATGAAAAGGTCTATACGTTTAAACGTGTATGGTAACTGGATCGGCTATGTTGGTCGGGAACGTATGTATGATTTTGGAGACTGTCAAGCGTATGCTGAGCACTGGCTGATTACTGGGGAGCTAGATAAGAATGCTGCATTCTAGGCTAAACTGATGAAAATAACTGTTGACAGGCTTGTACAGAAAAGAGATAATTCTTCCATCGAAACGCACAACGGAGCAAGACGAGATGAAAGCTAAAGCTTACAAAGAACATAAAGCACTCAGTGAAGCTCGTGAACTGGTCAACACTCTTAAATTTGGTACAGAAGCTTGGGAAGCAGCTATGAGCAAGGTGCGTAATCTTGTACAGGCAGAAACTGATGCTGATCAAGCTATTCTTAACCACCGCTGCAAGTTTGATAGGGATTGATTATGCGTGTTATAGTTCACTACCCAAGAGATGGCATCACATACATGAAGGGCCATTGTGGTGGTCATTCTTTAAGCTCTTGTAAAATTCTGAATATGATCACATGCCCTATATGTATTAAACTGATAAAAGAGCTTAACTTAGAGACTGACAAGGACCCCTCATGATCACTTCAGCCCTCATCCTCACATTCTGCTCTATTGACATCTGCGAAGAATACGTCATCGACTCCAATCTCTATAAACAAGATTGCATTGAACGTAAACGTGAAGAGCTTATTGATATGGCTGGACAAAGCTTTGATGTGTTATACAATGATGCTGTAGAACGCTATCAGGCTGTAGCAATGAAGGGGGAGATTGAGCGAGTGAGCTTGAAGTGTGTTAGGGATGATTATTGAAGTAATGTGGTTGATGGTAATTTAACTTTTAATCTATAGGTAGGAGAAACAAAATGATTGTAATTTCAGAGAAAGAAGATAAAGTGAAGTTCACACCGGGCACATTGATCTATGATGGATCAATTAACAACACAGGCGGAAAGAATGTAATCCTAGTTGTTAGAGGTTATGATGAAACTCAAACTGGCTGTTTTTGCGGAGTATGTCTTAAAAATGGAAATTTCTCAGATGGTTTTTCTTTGGACTATTCAGGTTGGAAGAACTTTACAGGAAAAGTGACACTAGAGAACGACTGAATACAGTTGAACAGAATAGCCCACTTGATTGTGGGCTTAGTTAGTTATTGGAGAAGTGCTATGACTTATTATCACGCCAAAGGTGAACCAATGAGCTTTAAAGACATTGACCACATGGTGAAAAACTTTAACTTTCCAAGTCTAAACAACCCCTGTGCCAACTATAGTCAACTAGAGCAACAACGTATTCAATACATTATCAAGTGGGGCTCTAAGCAATTAAAGCTTGATGCACAGACAGCCCTAGAAAATACAAAGAGGAAGTAATGGGAATCGAAACAATCTATCCAAACACAGAACATGCTGTAGTTTTTGACTCAGAGACAGGTATTGTCATCCATCACACAATTAAGGCTAAGCGGAAGAAAGCCAAGCTTGATAAATACATTGGTATTGAGACTAAATGGCCTGATGACTGTGTAACTAAAGACAGCTTGATTGATTGTCTATCACTCCTAGATGCCTATCTTAAGAATGATCCTGTTATCAATAACCAAGCCTTGTTAGACTCAATCTTTGAAGAACATCTTACAGAACAACAAGCAAAGCTAATCAACTACATCTGCAAGAATATAGCGGCTTGGAACTATTACATTGGCTCTGTCAAAGACCTGTATTCAAGTGTAGGTATTAGCCCTAAGCACATTGCTGCTGTGCTCAATAAACTGGAACCTAACGCTGTCAGAGTGCTGCACAGGAACAAACCTTTCAAAGGTGATATCGTTCTATTGGTAAACCCCCACTATGGCTGGAAAGGTGACTATGCTTTGCTTAAGTATGCTAAAAACAAGTGGTACACCCACAATTATAAGAAACTCCCATCTGGATGTGACTTACCATAGCTAGACACTAAGCCCTGCAAGGGGCTTTAAATCTCCTATGTGTATATAAAGCCTCCTAGTGAAAATGTAAGTTAAAACGCAAGAAAGAATAAGAGACTTATTAACTTAGATCACAGATAATCTCAAATGTCAAGCTATTCCTCTAATAAACATTCTCTATCAAACTTTCTTTACCAATACAAAAAGAAATAATAAAATAAATCTTTTAGCTGTTGACGTTGCCTTGAGATGTGTGTAAAATCAATTCCATCAAGACAGTGAACACATTAACTGAAGGTAATAGAAAAATGAAAGCTTCTGAACTGAAATATAACGTAGAACAGGCTAACACTGAATCTTATTTCTTTGATCGTAAATCGATGAAATTCTTTGGTGATACAATGGCTAACTATGGTGTTCGTTCTGAACTTATTCAGTCAAATTATAATGAAAAAGGTGAGTATGTAGAATCTGGTGTTTGGATTGAAGTGTGGGAACTTTATCGTAAAAAAGCTGTAAAACACGGTAATAAAGCATCTGCCTACTTTGCTAAAGACAGTTTTCGTAGAGTACACCCTAAAGTATAATCAAGCAGGAATCTCTAAGCCTACCATTAAAATTAATAAGCCACTTAATTGTGGCTATAACTTTGACCGAGGAAACTTAAAAATAAAATTAGTCTATGGAGTTGGAATAAATGATGCTAACTATACATTAAGTAAGCAAGGTAGTATTGATGGTAAGAGAAAAACAATCTGGAAATGTCCTTACTATGTGAGGTGGTGCTCTATGTTAGAACGATGTTACAGTGAAAACTTTGTTAACAAACAACCTACTTATAGAGATTGCTCAGTTTGTCAAGAGTGGCTTTCTTTTATGACATTTAGAGCATGGATGATTTCGCAAGAATGGGAAGGCCTTGAACTGGACAAAGATATCCTCAAAGTTGGTAACAAAGTCTACGGTCCAGACACGTGTGTATTTGTTACTCGTCTTGTTAATTCTTTTATATTAGACAAGAAAACCAAACAAGGCAAGTATCCTATGGGTGTGTATGAACAAGCAGCGTCTAACAAGTATGCTTCTAGGTGTTGGGACTATTCCACAGGAAAAAGAGTACACCTTGGAAACTATGAAACTCCAGAGGAAGCCCACAGAGCTTGGCTTGCGTTCAAACTAGAACAAGCTTACCAACTTGCGTTAATGCAAACAGATGTACGTGTATCTAAAGCTCTGATTGACAGATATGAGAATTATACTACTTATCAATAAGCAGGAAGATATGACGCCCCACATTGTGGGGCTTTATTGTTTCTAGTCAATATGACAACAGCCTAATAGTCCCTTCAAATATCTCGCCTGTAAATTCCCTTCAAAGCCTTGTCAATTCTAGTGTAGATGTGTTCACTGACTACGTTCAAGTGGCCTGTAATGTGGCTCAAGAGAGTGGTTAAAATAACCTTAATGATTAAGCACGGCAGACATTATCTCCTGTAACGATTTCATTCCACATCACAATCTCACATAATAATCAACAATTATTATGCAATAATAGAATAATGTCATCATAATGTATTAATCAATAGACATTAGCTAACATAGTGCAGGAGAGTTGCATAGAAGGGTGTAGTGTGGTAGTAGGTAAAATAAATGTATTGACAGGTGGTGGTATCTGTGAGTGAAGAGACAAAGTGTTATAGTATTACTTGAACATAATATCAGTTCGACGTAACGTTAGTGTGCAAGGTATGTCTCAGCATAGTGAGTGTTATTAGTCAAACAGTTTATTTGCTAAGGGGCTTTGCCGATGTGGTTGTATAGCTTATACATTTAATTCTATTAGCCTGGCTCTTATCGATAGTGACAATCAATTGGAAAGATAGCTTCTAATATTTTATAATCAACGGAGGGTATATTTGTGCACCCTCTTGGTGCGTTAAGTGCCACTACTCAATATCTGGTTTATAGGGGATTTGGAATATTTTCCTACAGACAAATAAAAAGGACTCCTGTGAAAGCAAGCCCTTTATTAAATACATTTAGATATTTCTGACTCCACCATGCTCTTCAAATATTCTGATTACATGTTCTATATTTGAGGGGAAAGTAGTTTCTGTATATCCATCTGCCATTTCATACTTACTTAAAATACCTACTGTCATCGAATGCATACAGGTTCTTTCAGCTGCCTTACAGGATTGTACATCAGGATAAACCCATACACCATAATTAATAATAGAATAAACGGAGTTTAGGTTCTGAGACTTAATCCTCTCGGATGATATGTTAGCCACACCAAACTTGATTGCAACTGTGTGAGAGTCATCCATTACCAAATTTATATAGGTTTCTTGAGGTCGTTGATGACTACACTTACAGCACCTACTGCCTTTATACAAACCTACAATGTGCCCCTCTCCGTGAGTTTCACATTCAGGGCAATAAACATTCCAATATTTCTTGTGCCCGTTCTTATCAAGTCTGGGGCTTCTTGTGAATATTGTCCCTAAAGGGAATCCAGACTCCATGAAGCGTTTTATCATAACCTCATCATCTTTTCTCTTAAAGTCTCCCATCTTAACGGCTTTGCAACCATTACAACCAGAGTCGTACTTCTTATCCAACAACGCACACAGAAGAGAACCTGAATACTCTCCGTGTACTGGACATTCAAGTAGCACCTTAGTAAAGTTAGACTTCTTGTACTCTGAAGCCCAACCTATAAATCTCACCCCTTTTAATTTTGCAGATCTTGAGGCCCTGATTTTGTACTGATGTTCTGTCCAAGCGAATTTTCCAGAACAACCACATGGCTTGTGACCTTTTAATAGATGGTGTTTTGTTGTCACAAAGTAACCGCCATTAAACAGCTCTATATCCTCAGCACAAACACTACATCTTAAAATAAATCTTTTACTTGTCTGTCCCTCCATTCTTCCATTCCAACCTACAACTGTAGAACTTCCAAATAAACTGCCAACAAAATCGTCATCTGTCCTAAGTTCTCCATCTATAATCAACTCTTCTAGACTACTCATATTTTATCTACCACATCTCCCATATTTCAATTAACAAACAAAGCCCTTGCACAATGATGCACAAGGGCCACAATAGAATGAATGTCATGTATTATTGATGCTCATAGGCTACATTAGCAATTCCCCACTTTCTCAAAGCTTATAGTCTTATAAAACCCCCAGCCAGTATCAATAATAACATCTGTATTACCCACAAGTCGGAGTCCTGTAGGCTTCCATTTGTAAATAGCATTAGTAATCTTTTTCTTCTTACCTCCTTCGACAATCACACGCATACTATGTGGTGGAAGTTGATGATAGTGGTCAAAGTAGGCTGTTTGATTAACTTGAATATCTACAGACCACACTTTAGTTAGTGCTTGAATTTCTTTTTTCATAAGATCAATTGTGTTCATTCATTATCCTCCTCTTCATAAATAGGATCACCACCTTCTTCATCAAAACCTAACCCATTACATGCAGGGCATAAGCCTTCTGAATCCAATAGCCACATCATAGTCCCACAGTTTCTACAGTCTTCGCTCATTTCAACTCCCCACTCGGAGCCACCCAATACTCAGCCCCATCTACAATGCAATTGATATGGTTGATGCTGTTGCCTGACACAACCCTCACCACTTTGCCACCATGTGATCGACATGCAGCTTCACGTAGCTGTACATCCTCAAGAGATAGAGAGCATACTGTGAGGAGTGTTGTGGCTAGTGTTAGTAGTGTTGTGGCTAGTGTTAGTAGTGTTGCTGTTGTTATGTATTTCATTCTTTGTTCCTCAATATTTTAGAGCATCTTTCAATTGACTCTTTCTGTAAATTATAAAACTCAATTATACAGAAAAATAATACACCAACAATAACAAAAATAAAAACTATAAGCAATACAATCAATATGTTCATGGATACCTATCAGTCTTTGTGCTGATATGTTTATTCTCAATAGCACTTGCTGTATGATGATTAAACATATGGATGTAGTAATCAATAGCATCCTGAGCACTTTCAAGGCTATTAAGACCAGTATATCCACCAGCAGTTCTATTTACTGACAGCCAATTCAAGGCGTCATTTCTTAAAACACCATCTGGTGCCATATTGTCAAACATGCTGTACCACCACAAACCCCACTTGTATTCAGGTGTGTAGAATTTAGACCCATTAGCTTTGGTTGTTTCTTTGATTCGTGTCTTACGTAGTTTCATATTTCAATCCTCATCCCAATCTAAGTAAATGTAACCGCTCCAGTCTGCATTACAGCAGCACTCCCCCGGCTCATATGCATGACAATAACAAACATCATCAATAATTGCCTTTCCTTCACACAGCCCACAAACAATCAATGGTTCACCCTCACACCATTCAACCAAACCGGGGTGTGGAGTATCAGCACATTCATCACAAGGCCTTTGATTCATTTAATCCTCCACACCACTTTACTAAACCTCTCCAAATCCTTACGCATCTCTTCCCACAAGGCCTTAAGCTCTTTATCAATATTCTCCATACGTACTTCAATTGATTTATTCATTGAATAATCCCTCTTGTTCCATCCATTTAATGGCATATTCACTCATAAGTTCAAATGAGATACATCTGCTATATTCCTCATCAACCTTCACTAATGGACGTAATTGACCTATACGAATAAGTTCATTCTTGGCTTCCCATACTTGTTTCTTGAGTATAGTGAGCTTCTGTTCGTTTGTTAACATTAAATCACCACCCCATTCTCAAGTTTATACACTAACCTCACCACCATATCACACCCACAATGACTCCACAAGAGACTAATAGGTGTTTCTCCTTCCAAAGCATTGTTAGGGAGCATCATCCATACATGTGCAGCCTCTTTATCTCCTTCAAAGAGAGAATGTATGGCACATAGGGCTTGCTTATGCTTTTGTGTAAGGATGCTTTCATATATATCTTTCATATCCCTAGCTCACAAGATTGATGATTAAAGAATGTTTTTCAATAGCATCTTTAAGACTTACAAGAGCCATGTCTCTATGAGGTAAGTAAATATAGGGAACAGAGGCTTTATAGACAACAGTGATCACAGCATTAGGGACAATCGAGATTGTTACAGCATTGATTTGTTTTAGTGTAGTCCCTGTTGCGGTTTCATAGAAAACACTAAATTCTTTACCGTTCTTGTCAGTTGTCATTCTTGTACGAATCATCTTGTTTCTCCTGTAGATCGTTAATTTGTTGTTGAAGGTCGTATACAGATTGGATCAATTGTGTGACCACCCTCACTGTAGGAGAAGGTTCTCCATAAACAGTAGCATCAACAGCCTTCAAATAGTTTTCTACAAACCGTTCTCTTGTCATTTATAAATCTCCATAAGACGTTTACGTTCTTTGTCGTACGCCCTGTTAGCTCTGTTTTTAAGTATACTTCTCTTTTTAGCATCTCTGCCTTGATAAATTGCTTTCAATTCAGCTACTACATACACGACTTCATCATAAGTGAGGAAATCAGGTTTTGACATAACGGATAATGCAGAAAACCCAGCCATCATAGTAGACCACTGCTCTTGTGTGTTTTTATCTTCTACAGAGAAAGTTTGATAAAAGTCCTCGATATTTACTCCTGAATTTTCTCTGCATTCTACTATAAACCTTTTGGGATTATTCCTAACGCATTCAACAAAGGAGTAGACAGGTTCAGATATATCCTTAGGTCTTGGGGCATAATTATAAAGGCTAATCGGCGGCAAAGCCTCCTCATGTGTTTGTGCACTTGATGTAAACAAACTCTTAAACCAATTCATACTTCTCTCCTCCTAATTCAACACAAGGCGGCTCACCAACAAGCCATAACACACTACCTTCTTTAATCGGAACATCCAGCCCGTAGGCTACATCAACACAAACCTCTCCACCTTTCCAGAACACTTCCTCAAGATATGGCTTACTGTATCCTTTTACAAGGGGTTCTGCCACCCAAGCCCATCCATAATAATCCTTGTTGAGAGTGTTAGCTTTAATCCACATAATTTTCTCCTATTCTATTTAAATAAAGATAGCGTATTTTATGGTAGTAAAACAGCCTTGTAAAATCTAATCTAATGACGGATATAGTTTTTAGTCTGTCGTCGTTCTACATACCACTATTTGCCTAAACAACTGGCATTCTTCTTTGATTCTATGGTGTTTTTGACAGGGTATTTATGTTGCTGTGTAAAATAGTCATCAATTTCCTCTAAAAGAACCCCTACACCAGCTACAGCTGTCAGTGTGTTGTTTGTATTTGCAAACTCTTTCAGATTACTAAAACCAGATGCTTCCAAGAAGAGATTGACGTCATAATTAGCCTTCTTAGCCACACGTCTCATATATTTGATATCTGTAATCGGATACCACCATCCGGGAAGCTTACAAGAATACTTTGATGAGAGCACACTCCAATGCTGTTGGTCAGCGTATACAGTCTTAAGATGTGTACGTGCATATTGCTGATCAGCTTCACGTTTAAGCTTGGCTTGTGCACGTTGCTCTTCAGTCATCGGGATGAAGGTTGTGTTCATTGAAGGTTCTCCTTCATTTTTGTGATGATTTCAAGAACATCATAAGGTGTAGGTTTGTTTAGTGATTTAATTTTAGCATCCAGTTCATCCAGATTTATAAATTTCATTTCTCTTCTCCAATTCTAATCAATTCTTCAATATCCGATATAACTTTCTGGATATCTTCATTCTCAGGGATATTCAATTTCTTACTAATCTTATGCATTTTATTTGAGCATAAGACAAGCTGTTTGTTGATGCTGTGTAGCTGTTTAAGTAGCTGTTTGTGTGTCATTAAAATTCCATCCAAGGGTTACCAACACAAATCACATTAGGGATCTTAAGCTCATGCCACATACGTACGACGCTAGGACGATCATCTACAACACCAAGGACATTATACTTGGGTGCAATATCCCTCCAGAAGATTTCTTCCTTTACAACAGTATCCTTACGTGTATCTCCTTCTGGACGTATAAAGAATTCATCAAATGGCACCATGTTACAATCCAACCATTCCTCTGTAAGACCTTTGCAAACACCATCACGGCCACTCACAACAATAATATCATACTTCAAATGTTTATAGAACCTTGCCATTTCCACAATAAACACTCTTGAATCATCAGTGCCTACTTTATCCCAGTCAAAAGGACTGCGACCGTTCATCTGAGCCAGTGTACCATCAATGTCAAAAATTACAGCTTTGTCCAGACTCGTATCCGGTGTATAGGTTTTACGACCTTTGTATTCAAGCCATTTCTGGTATTGACTATAAATCACACTGTGACCAACACCGTTTTTACGAACAGAATCGCGTTTCCAAGCTGTCTCAAGGGAAACTTCAAACTCTTTTATCTCTACATCATAACCAATATCTGTCAACAACGTAATCCATTTATCACGTGTGACAGGGTTCAGGTTGGTATCTGAAATAATAACATCTTGACCTTTACTCAGAGCATCCATAACCATCTGCTCTTGGATAAGTGTCACCTCGTTTTCTTTCTTCTTACTAAACTTATAACTGGACCAATCAGTACCCGGACAAATGATATTAAACCTAATCCAGTCACGGTTAATGTCCACAGCCTCTTGTTGACTTGCCCAGAATGTCTTACCACTCGTACTGATGCCAACTGTCACCCAAGCCTTCATACAAAACTCTCCAATACTTTCATTTTGAATGACTCGCTCTGTTCATGGAAAGTGTCACTGACACCCTTCTTCTTTTGTCGTGCTTGAAACAGAACAGCAGCATAATTATACTCTTTTACAGCAAGTGCAAATTCTTTTTGCGCGACAATGCCTTCAAATCGAGTATAGACCACCTCCATCTCGTGAAGAAGTTTTTCAAAAGTTTTTACATAAGGAGTAAAGAATTTCTCATCCTCTGGGAAGTAGTTAAGGTATTCATCCTGCTCATTAATCAGCACCAGTTGCATGATTCGTTTTGGTGACAAGCCTTCTCCGCGAATGTGATGTACGGCAACATATGCAGGACTCTTCACCTTACAGACGGGCTTACCATCTTGATATACAACATAACCCTCTTCAAGATCAGGGAGATGTTTTGCAGTTTCAATACAATCTTCCACGCTAGAAAAACTATATATGTTAATCTCACGAGCACCTAGAGTCAAGGCAGCTTCTTTTTCATATTCATCACCAAACTCACCCGACTGATTGTGCCGAGAAGCAAGATAGTGAAGTTTATAACCATCATAAGACTTTACAATACGATTCTCACGGCAAGTAAGCTCGCAGATATATGTCCAATCAGCATCCAACCACAGGTCACACAGCACTTGGAACTCCGTTTCATCATCACAATCAAGCGCTTTAAACACAAGGGATTTGAAAGAGTCTCCAAAGTTGCAACCACTCTCAGCAAAAGCTGTACCACGAGTAGAGCAATACCAAGTGTTTTTCCAGTTGTAAATCTTAATCAAACTACCATCTACCTTCTCGTGACAGATAGCCTTACTCCAATCAAGATGAGTTTGTGTATCTGGTTGCTCGCCGAGGTTAAAGAAACGATCAAGGCTACGTGAAACAATATTGAATTCATGATCAAGGATCAAACCACGGCATTCTTTTACAATATCATTTGACTTTGGACTGTTAATCTGATCGTAGTTAAGAACATACAAACCTTCTTCATACTTCTTTACCATAATTCCGAACTCCTCGTTCAGTTTTACAGTGCCGTGTTCTTTAATATAGTCAATTACTTTCATTTTGAATTTCTCCTGATAAATTTGAATAGTGAGAATAACAGAAAGCCTCCAGTGCGTCAACACCAGAGGCTAAGAATTATCCAAAAATGTGATCCCGATTCTCCTGAAAATAATCCCGAAGCATTTCACTGACTTCATAGTTATGCCATCCTGTCCCAATGATCACTTCATGACCATCTCCTTTGAGAATATTCTTCTCGATCATCATTTCAGCAGCCCAACACCAGCTTCCATCACTAAAGAGGTATACAGATGTCTTGTCCATTAGATTTCTCCAAGGTACAAAGCTTGATTCTCAATGGATGTGAAAGTCACCATATGATTTTGACAAGTGATCTTTTTATTCTTACGAGAATACTGAAGCTTTGCCACTTCTACAATTTTAGCAGCTTGTGCACAATACAAATCAAACCTTCCAATCTTCTCTTGTGGAAATGTGTGATTGTAAGCTTTAGGGTTTGTATTGTGAAGGTACACAGCTGTAGCAAAAGAAATCCTACCAACTCCGTAACGAAAACCATGATGCACGCTGTAAAATGATGCACCTTCGTGAATAAATTCATTTGGTGTGTAGTTGAAACCAAGCACTGCCATAAAAGCAATTACAGAGTTAATTTGACATTGCTTTGTGTCTACAATTTTGTATTCATTTCCTTCTTTGTCATAGCCGATCATTTGGTTTCTCCTTATTCATAATCACGAAATGTCACAAACGTGGGGAACTGAGGCAGGCTTGTATCTTTGTAAAGAGTTTGGTATTTGACAGTGATAAGCTTACCAATCAAAGACTCTTTCGCAACCAACCACTGTTTGCGTTGCTCGTGTGTCCCACCTACAACATTGAATTTATTATTTGCAAATGTATTCTGAACAACAAAAACAGCACCTCCGTCTTTGTCGCTTACAATATCCACAATCTGAAACTCAGAATCAAGGAACTCTTTATACTTTTGAAGATCAGCAGATCTTTTACCTGATTCATATAGGCCGGAATCATTACGAAGCATAATACCCTCATAACCACGAGCAACACAATCTTTATGTGCAGACTTCATCTCTGCTTCAGACGACACTTGAGTGTAGACAATAGCGTCAACTTGCTTGCTAATAGTACGCCCATTGATTGCAACAATATCAAGAAGTCTGTCCTCAAAGCGTTTATCATTCACAACATCAAAAACAACAAACCACACTTCCGGCGTCATACTGTTAGGCTTCTTTACAGCAGATATAATCTCTTCAAGATATTTCCCGTGGATATACAACTCACCGTCCCATATCTCACCAATTCGCATAGATTGCTTTAATTGCTCTTGAATGTGTTTTACATCATACAGTTTACCACTACGTGATTTAAGAGTTACACCATCTTCTGAGCATATAGCAAGACAACGTACACCATCTAGCTTGTCACTAACCCAACAAGGGTATTTAATTCGATGGCCCTGTTTGAGATAATCGTTAGCAAGCATTGGGAGCAAAGGAAGTTCAACCAGATCATCTTTAGATAGGCGATAACCCTTGTCTTTCTGTTTCTCAATCTTACTCAGTGCTTCAAGTTCTGCTTGTTGACTTGGTGTTGTCTCATTACTACGACCAATGTTCTTACCTTTGACAGATTCAATCTTCAACTGAATCTTGCCATTTTCCTGACCATGCTCAATATGAATCTCTTCATCTTTTGTTTCAATAGCCCAAAGCTTATATCCACCAGCTTTGTTTAGGCCATATAGTGTTACTTTATCCATTTCTCCTCTCCTTTAAATTTTGATCACTCTAACATTGTTGGTGTGAAGATATTCTAAACCAGACACATCCCTATATTCTTCCTTGTAAAATACTTCCTTGATACCTGCGTCTACGATGTCAATAGCGCAATATTTACAACAACTAGCGGTAACGAATAGTGACGCACCTACGGCAGATTCATTAGTCTTACACAAGTTCATAAGAACCGACTTCTCAGCATGCCTTACTTCCCGTTTTGTGACTAATTTATATCTTCCAGTCACATCTTCGTAAGGCCACTCAGATTCTATATAGTCAATATCTATCCAACCACCAGCATCAGTTTTCATGTAAACCTTTTCCTCAAGCGGTCCATCAATTGCTGAGGGCAAAGCATTGTACCCAGTTGATAAAATATTATTGTCACGTACCAATACTGCCCCTACTTTAAGTCTTACACCACTTGATGTATCTGCCAAGACTTGTGCAATGTTCATGTACATCTGAATGTGTTTGGCTTTCATACATTAAAGACCTTACCAAAGTAATGCATTTCTGCCTCCTCTCTACAAAATATAGCTAACTCTAAACAATCTGTGTAAACCAATCTAATTAGTTTTCCTTTGACACTAATGTGTGCTTGCCACTTCTTTGCTTGCGAGTTCCAGCATACACCAGTTCTGCCAGACTTACTGTCTTTTCTTGTCCTCCTATTTAAAGATTGCTCTGTATATGTGGCCCAAACACAGTTTTCCTTGCAATAATCGCCATTCACATCTAATCTTTCCAATGTGTGCTTACTCGTAGGCTTCGGACCCATGTCTTTGTAAAATGTCTCAAAACTATTTAGCCACTCTTTACAGACTCTAATACCCCTTCCACCGTAGTCCTCAAATGATATAAAATTTTCATTATAACATCTAGTTTTACAGCTAAGCCAAGCAGCGTGCTCGGGGGTCTTTGTCATTCCATGAGTTATCTCTCTTATAGAGTTATCTCTCTTATAGAGTTTTGCTCATCTCTGTAGCAACCACAGCTCTTAGTATGACCACTCCTCAAATCTCTCGGTCGAACTTGTACCAAATTTCCACATTCACAAATACAATTCCACTTAACCCTCATTGTACCACTGGGACTCCTTATACTGAAGGAATCTATACAGGTCAACCTTTCAAAAACTTGACCTGCCAAATCAATCTTCTTACCCACTTATTTCTTCCTCGTGGCAGTGCCTCTACAACTCAACTCACCACTCTCAGACTTACTAACAGTCTTTTGCAGCTTTGATGCAACGATTGTATATCGTGATTTGCCATACAGACTGTCTATATATTCCTGAGCAATAGCTCTCGAAGCGGTGTGAACAAATATATATTCACCCATTGCATTCTGAATATAAAAAGTTGCAGGTGGAATAAATAGATAGTCTGTAAAACTATTGTAGTCCACAATGGTCACTTTAATATCTTTCTTCTTAGCTTCACTCATTATCCCACCTCACTTGAATTACATATTCACCTATCTTAGCTTTCTTTGTCAATACTCTAACTTTGGTAAGTGTTGCTTTGTTTCCAAGTCTATCTGTAAAGCTTTCGTTCCACTTATCTATCAACTTATTACCATCTGCAAGGTAATAGGGGACATGAGGTACAATTTTAATTTCTCCACACATAACACCAAGAGGTTCATCCATCAAATCTCCCCTGATCCTCAATAGATTTATCAAGTAAGGTATCATATTCACTCATTTATAAATCTCTTCAAATACAATTTGTTTTGGTAGCATTTTAGAACACAAGTAAACAGAACTGAATGGTGGGTTCAAAGACGGCTTAGGATCTTCGTAACTCTTGAAATATGAGATTCGTTTATTCATATACATAATCTCAAACTGGTTATCTTTAAACATATTGAATCGTTTTTGACTTTCAAACAAACCTACTACACCAACAAGCATTGCAAATGGCTTACCAAGAGCAAACAGCCGTTCAAACACAGCGGCTTTGATTGAATACGGGGGGTTGCTTACGATGTAATCAAAATATTCAGGCTCGCTCCTAAAGAAATCCTCACCGTCTTCAATATGACTGTGAATAACTTCATAGTTTAATTCTTTAAGCATTTTCACAAAATTAGAATTCTCTGTATCAAAAGGACACCAGACAACACCGCCCTGTTTTATATATTTTAAAATAGGCTCGATAGCATACCGAGGAGTATAGAACTCGTCATTACCACTTCCTGCCACTACATCCATCTTCATTTAAGCTGCTCCTAATTCAATTAGTTTAATAACCTCAGGATTTTTCATCTCACATTCATACTTTAAATCTTTATATATTGCAATAAACTTCGAATAGAATCCCGTCTGCTCATCCTCAATAGCTTTCTCGATAAACATATCAATCAGCCATTCGTCATCTTCTTCAATGTATTCTTCTGTATCATAATAGTCATCAACACAATGATCTAAGAATATGTCGTATGCTGAGTCACTCACAATAAATCTCCTCACTAACAGCACTTGCTAGGTCTTCCCCGAAAGTAGATTCAAAATCATTCGGATTACTTAGCATCCAATGTTCGATGCTGGATTCCAAGTCTTGAATATCTGAATTATCGTTTTGCATTAATAGTCTCCATTATCATTGTAGAAGACTTTACCATATTTACCTTGGAAGTCCACTTTCTCTACAACAATATTGTTAAAATTAACTGTTCTGCCATCAAGCATAACAAGTTCAATAGCTTCTGATTCATTCTCTGCTTGTACGAAAGCAGTGCCACCTAAATATGAACTATTGTAAGTAACTTTGTAAATATACATAACATTTCTCCTAATCATCAATTGCCATAGATTCAATATCGAGTTCAAGCCACCAAGGTTCTGCATCGAATGATGGTTCAAACAAACATTGCAAGTCTTCTTGTTGGTTGTCTACATCTATTGGGTAGGTCATTTGTCTACCAAGCACTGTAATCTGTCAAAGATATGCCTATGTCCAATTCATCACATTCTATAGCGCTATTTTGACCAATGCCACCAGACTTAGAAAAGATATAATGAAAAGTGAGTAGCTTATGTTCTTCATCAGTATTAGCCGCATAACCTGAAATCATATTACACATAGTTTTGAAATCTTCCGCCTTCTTCAACTCTGCCTCGTTTAATTTAAACTCCATAAATCTCTCCTTACTAAATAAGATGCGTGCCATAATTGTAATCAGCACGCAATGTGTTGTCAATGGTTATTTGAAAGCTTTTGCAATATCATTAACCTCTTCCAAAGCCTTCTTTGTCCGACTAGAAGGCTGTTTTGGTTGAGCCATTTTAGCGGCTTTGGCTTCACGTTGCAAGCGTTGTTTATCGTAAGCTGCAATTCCTTTCTCTACAGCTGCGGCAATGATGTCTTCAAGGGATGTTTCTTCGAATTTTTCTTGTTCACCACATTCTTCACAATCAGGATTGTCGCAAGGTTGAGTATTTCTATACTCTGTCAAACTGTCCAGCCGTTCCGCAATTTGTTCAGAACTAAAGTAGAACGGAGTCCCTTTGATTACGTCTGAAATTTCTTCCGTTGAGAGGTAGCCACTGTACACATTTTCATACAATCGTTTCAGTTGATTACGGCTGAAGTTTGCATGCTCCAGAATGTCAGTATCCTTACCTCCCAATGAGTAACTACTTGTATGAATCATCAAGCTGGAAGTGTCATCCAAGATCCATTCACGAGCCGAAAGTGCAATCACGCTGCCAGCACTGGCTGTCTCAGGACCAATGATTGCAATAGTGTGTGCTTCACAGTTCTTCAAGGCCCGATGGAACAACATTGCAGTATCTAGATATCCACCCGGCGTGCACACATCTAGAACTATACAATCCTCTGAACCAACACTGTTAATTAGATCAATTTCTTCAGTCCACTCACTAGGTTCTCCAATACCCTCCCAAATACGGATAACATGAGTCATGCCCGGATTATGGGTGGACGAGATACGTGACTTTTGGGGCAACAGCATCAGTTCTTCATGTTTCATGTTATTCACTCTCCCGTTCTTTAGCCTGAACCATTGCTTTACAAAGACCACCACGAACAATATCTTCGCTGGTTGCTGTAATTACTTTAATGTGCTTCTGAAGTTCTGGGTTATTAGCTACAAACTTAGTAAGCCATTCGATACCATTAACACCTTTGATATCTGTCTGGTGTCCAGTACCATCACCAATTAGAATTAATTTAGCCCCATGTTCCATACGAGTTAACATTGTGTAGAGTTCGTCCGGGGCCATACACTGGACCTCATCTATCACACACACATCGGAGATAGACCGACCTCTCGCATACTCAGGTGCGAGAAGCTCAATTGATCCGTTTGCAAGGCAGTTCTCGTAGTAGCTTTTGCCGTAACGTTTCCACAACACTTCAAGCAATGGCATCAAGAAAGGTTCAAACTTCTGTTGCAAGGTTGATGGAAGCATGCCCAAACTACGTCCCATTGGGATCACAGCACGAGAAAGAGTAATCTTGTTATAAACTCCCTTTTTAAGCCAGTCAGACACCTCACTCATTGTCAAGTATGATTTTCCCACGCCTGCGGGAGCAGAAAACACAACTACATCAAACTCTTTAAGCGCATTCAAGAACAATTTCTGAACATCATTCTTTGCAGACACCGGAGCAGCCAGATAGTTTTCATCTTGAAACTTAGGCTTCAGAACACGGCCAATATCAGCCTTTTTAACCCAACGTTCTTCCACTACTTGTGCTTGATTACGCTTAGCCATGTTTTATTTCCTTCTTTCAGTTAGTATTACCCATCAGTTCAAACGTTTCCAAATCTTTCAAACTATTCCCAGTATGGGTATTCGGACTATATTTTTCATCATCCATATCCCTGATTATAGCCCTAAGCTTATGCATATAGTCCATCAGAGGGCTCTCTTTATGTACATACTCAAGCCGTTCATGAATCCATTTTAGAAATTCTTTATCCTTCATTCAAAATCCTCCACCAACTGTGCAAAACAAGGGTTCTCTTGCAACACCCTTTCCATAACCATACCCTCAAAACTCAAACCTTTGTGTATCACGGTGAAGTAATCTTTTCTATCTGAACATCTGACACCAAGTTCTGTTTCAGAAGTCCAGAGATATTCTAAACTAATACCTTCTTGCTGCCCATACTTATCATCAAGTAAATAAATACCTGAAACACTTTTAATCTCTCCACGGTAGAAATACAACCAACCGCTTTTACTCCTGAAAGCAATCTGTTGTTTATCCGCTGAAACCAAGACGCTGTCAAGAACTTCTTTCTTCAAACTTTCATACTCACTCACAGGTTGTCTCCTAAAATATTCTCTGTAGTGTACAAGCCATGTTTCTTAAGGATGTTTGCCAAATGTTTATTTTCTTTTTGAAGCGTGTCTTTCTCATTTTTGAGATTTGTGCAAAGTTTCTTAAGGCAGTATAGCATAGGTGCCGATGAATTGTTGTAAACAATATCTTGCACAGTGCCATCCATAAAATCTTTGTCCAAACTCTTAAAGAATTCTAAATCTTCAACTTTCACACTAGATCCTCCCCAATAATAACATTCTTGTCAATCACTTTACTGCCCATTACACCATCAATCTCGGCACTAAACTTAATACCACTTGTACCACCTTCACCATAACTCTGTCCATACCCTGATTCAGATGAACCAATTTCAAGTTTTGCATTATATTTATCAAATACAGCTTTGAGTTCACTCAGAAAGCTATTGATAACCACCTCCTGATTAATTAATGCAATCTCATTAGTTGCCCATGTCCGTACAGAATCAATTTCTAGGTCAGCCTGTTCAATTGATGTCAAGGATGATTGGTTATCTCCCACTAAATCTCTCAGATTAACCAACTCTTGCAAGACAACATCCGCTTGCAACACCACATTTTCATAATCACTTTTAGTCAATTTGATTCTCCTCCTCAACAATATCCAACACCATCATAACAAGCTCCTCTGCACCAAAATAACTCTTGTCCTCAAGATCATCGCTCACTTCATTAACGTAGTCAAGGTATTTCTCAAGGATAAGCTTACGTTGTTCTTTTGTGAATGTCATTTCATGTCCTCAATAAAATCCTCTGGAAACACTTTGTACCACACCAAGATACACAACACAATAGGCCATGCAATTAAATTAGCAACAAGTATTGTTGTCCACACAATTGCATTCAAAAGATTGTCTGGCGTATTCCTCATGTCACGTCTATCTTCATTGGATGTTTCTGGATCATTTTCATGTGCTTTACGCCAAGCCTTAACGATCCCTCCGTATGGACGAGAAACGTTTTCAAGCCATGATTTTACCAATAGAAACGAGCATATTGCACAGATTATGTGGGCTAGGAGGGTGGTCATTCCAGTTCATCTCCCTTTTGCCCGCAATATTGATAAAAGTCTTCCAGATTCCCCATCGCCTTATTCAAAGATTTCAAAGCTTTCTTGTTTGATTTCTTTTCTCCCACTGGATGCTCTATCAACTCTCGTTGAATCATCATTTGGATGATGTGGGCTGTATGTAAAGCTTCGTGGTAGTGGAATTTATCTAGTTTCATTTATATTTATCCGCTTCAGTCATCATTCTCAATGCTAATTCTGAGACTTTTTGTCTCCACAACCTTTCTTGCTCTAAATGCTTTGTCCTGTCATTACTTCTATAATCACAAGGCCCAACTAGGCTTACAGCAGATAAGAAAAATGTGTCAAATCTTGATAGTGGATTACTCATTTTCTTCAGCCTCGTATTTAGAAAAAGCATCGTGTAGGATCATCTCAGCCTGTCCGTTCCAATTGAAGTTAAGCTGATCTTGCATCTCCTCATATGAGAATCCAAGTTCCCTCATTGCACACAAGGCTTCCTTACGAGCTTCAAGGAAATCACCCCACCACTTGTAGCTATCTGCGTATTCTTTTAAAGTCATTTAATTTACTCGCTTGGGTTCTCTGGCAGGGGCATCCAATGTGTGATGTCTTGAACAACAATATTGTGGCATTGTGATTTTGTCCAGTCTTTCCACAAACCCTCGGAATATGCCATGCAATTAACAGCCCCATCTGCATAAACAAGAACCCAAGCAGACTTATCTTTTGGACAAGGATATCCACTTTCTTTAATACTTACCCATCCCATATTTATCTCCCCTCAATTATCGACAATCTGCCGTTGTGCAATCATGATACCAAGCTATTTTGTGCATTGCAAGGGGCTGACTGCATTTATTTGTGCGAGAGGTTTGTCGTGGTGTGGCTTGACAGGGGATAAAGGGGGGGTGTACATTGGTTGGAGATTTGGAGGTGGGCTAGGTTAAATAGTTGATCATTTTTTGTACTATAAAATCCTAATCTCCTCTACAGCCCTTACAGACCGGGGCTTAAGCAAATAAATGTTATACAATACAACCTACCTATCTGTATCTATCTACCAGATATCTTATAGGGCTTAATACAGAGATTTTAACAAGGAGAGAGGATGATATATGAATTAAAGGATATGAATGAGGTAGAGAGATACATGCTTACTCTATGCTCCAAGGATTCATATCTCTACTACCATAAAACAAAGATGTATGAATCTGTAGTCGTAGAATTGCTATCAAAGACAAAGGATAAATGGGAGAATGCGGTAAGATGGTTTGTAACCAATACAGCCAGAGGTTTGAAGCATAAAGCCCATGCTATGAATGTGTCTCTTCTTTCCAACTACTACTCCAAGAACGTATGTGGTATTGGATACAGGAATGTTAAATCATTACTTGACTTACTGGAGTCAAAAGGTTATATTCACATCTATAAAGGGTTTGTAGAAGAGTGGGAAGTGAGGGATAAAAAGCTTGTTCCTGTAAAAGCCTTCCGTTCTGTTGTCCTCTTTAGGAAGAGATACCTTGAGCTTTGGAATGACATACCGGTGGATCTATACGCTAAGGGCACTGAGCTAGAATTAATTAACCTGAAAACCAGAAAGACAAAAGAAGATATTTCTCTTAAAGGAAAGGCAGGTGTTACAAACATGAGAAAGGAGATGGAATTGTATAACGAAAATCTTTACAGTGCTGACATTAAATTCAACGGACAGCCAATTGCTGTTGTTGAATACAAACGTGAGTTTCTTGATAATCTAAACTCATGTGGTCGAGTTTTCGCAGCAGGCGGGGGTGTTCAGCTACTTCCACAACGGTATCGTGCAGATTTCCTTACAATTGACAATGAGAGTGTTGTGGAGCTTGACTTTTCATCAATCCACCCCAACATATGCTATCAATTGATCCACAACAGTGGGCAAGATGTGCGAGGTATTCTTGGTGAAGACTTTAAACCTTATGATGCTAAGCTTGATTTTGTAAAAGTAGACTGGATGCTTATTGAACAGCATAAAAAGAAGTTTGGTATTGAGTCTTATGACCCTGTTCGTAACATCGCGAAGCTTGCTCTGTTGGTGGGCATGAATTGTGTAGACATTGAAGAGGCTATTGGGGCTGTTAGTCAGAAGCTTAAAAATGATTATCAGAAGGATGAGGTTAAGCGTAAATTTGTTGGATTGGTCAGTAAAGTGCCAGTAAGAGCTATCCTTGAGGCAATCAGGGAACATAACTTTTTGATTGAGGATTATTTCTTTAATGACTATGGTGTGCAGCTCCAAAACATAGACAGCAAGATTGCAAGCTCCGTTATCTCAACACTGGTACAGCTTGACATCACTGTGCTGTCTTACCACGATAGTTTCGTGACAGCAGCAAAGCATGAGAAAGTTTTGAGGCAAGCCATGTATGATGCATGGTCTGATAATTTAAAAGATGCTACATTTGCCAAGGCAGATAAGAAATGAATGACATAGATAAATTCTGCCCTTGCTGTGAACAAGGAGAACTTTTCAATAAAAAGAAAACAAGAAAAGCTACATATCTAGGGGTTAAGGGTGAAATACTGATGTATTACTCTGTTTGTAGCTACTGTGGAACTGAACAAGCTTGCATGTCTCAAGTAGAAGTAAATGCAGACAATCTGATCTGCTTTCATAGAACAGTTGAAAGGTTTGTCTTTAATAAATAATTTCACCAACACTTGACAAATAACTATTGTCTGTGATTAACTAAGTACATAAATTAAACAAAAGAGGTTGTCCACTATGGGCGAAGTAAGTTTTTGTTCACAGTGTGGTCGCCTTGACGGATATTGCGTCTGTGAAATTGAAGTAGAATACTTGGAAGACAGTATGGAAGTGTTTAGGGTGGAGTGGGCTTTTGAAAGCCTAACTTGCCCAGACGAAACTATGTACAAAACTATTTTACCAAAGTATGAATAAAGTGCTTGACAGAAACCCCTAACTGTGTAATAATTAGATATATTGATGGAGAAAAGATATGAATGAAGAGTACGAAGGGTTTTAAAGAGCAACAAATCCTTGGTGATATGGCACGATTCTAGCAATTTCCATAATGTTTGTTGGTAGGATGAGAACAAGGATAAATTAATTTGATGTACTTAGTGTGAATGCGGCTGTCTTTGATCCGTTCAACTCGGATGTAGAAAGTGGTTTTCCAAAGGCATTGCTTAGCTAGTCAGGTGCAATTCCTGAACATCAAATGGGTTCGCACTTCACAAAACATGCTTAGGCTGAGTGGGTGTGACGCTGCCAGAGTTGGCATATGCAGCTATGATGCCGATAAGATTAGTCTTACGGTAGAACTCAAAACTAAAAAGACTGAACCGTCCCTATCAAGTGGTAGGTTGTCTTCTTGCCTGTAACAAGGCTAGTCCATGACAGTAAAGAGTTTTAATTCGGGATCTGTTTAGAAAGTCAGAATGCGAGCTACACGTGAGGATGTTCAACTCGAAAGCTAATTTGGCCCTCCATTAGCAAGTAGAGCACAGTCGAGTTCTGATAAAGTCGTCTTACAAGAAACAGCGATAAGGTAATTACTCATCCTTATGTATGACTTGTAAGGTGCAATAATTTAGATTAGCTTGTCTGTCTATTTTAGCTGTACAGCTAATAGTGATGATTGAGCTAATAATGATTTGACCCCCCAACACGAAGAATCAATTCTATAAAGTTGGGATTCACCGCTGATAAGAGTCTTCTCCTACTCTGACTCAGTACTTAAAGACCTCAGAGGTTTCTCCTCCCCTTAAGGTCTTTCATGTTCTTGTGTCTTGCCCTCTCCTCTCGGCATGAGAACATTTTCTAAATAATCTTGTTGTTTATTAACGATATTGCCAGTTAGCTGGTCAGGATTATTTAGAAAATAATATTCCTCATGTGTATTTACTTGGTCTCATGGGTTCGTCTATTGGTTAAGACTCCACAAGCCGCCTCGTCGCAGGATAAAGCTGGTTCGATTCCAGCATCAAGAAGTACACAGTAGAAATATTATTTAATAGTAAGAAGTCCCCTCTGTACAACAAGCGTCTCTTACATCTTAGGATTTAGTCACAGCATATTCGTTCTGACTAAACTCCGAACAATTGCGTAGGAATAATGATATGGCTAAGCAACCGCATACTCCAGCACAGCGTGCAACACGCTTCGATGGAGAGAAAAGCAATAGGAATGAAAAGGGTAATTCTTCTACCCGCATTAAGAAGAGTAAGCTTCGAGAACTTGCTGATAAGCTTCTGGAACGTCAAGATATTGCGCTTCAGCTAGTGGATAAAAGTCTGGCTGGCACAGATGTTAATGCTGACAGCGTTGCTTCTGCCAAGTGGGTGCTGAACTCGATTGTAAGCGTAATTAAAAATGCTACGGCGGAAGAGCTTGGTTCATTTAATGCCCGACTGAAAGGCAAAAGGGATGAAGAAGAAGCTGAACAGACTCCGAAAGAGATTGCTGCTGAATTGAAGCCTCGTCTTAGTCTGGTTTTTGTTGACCCGGATGATAATGAAGAGTAGTATCTGAAAGAATTAGGCCGCTGCAACGGCTTAAAACATTGTAACAGTAAGACCTCTATAGCAAGTTCCTTGATGAAGGGTTTGTTACAATGTCCCTGTTGCAGACATTAAGAAGCTTGACTATAGAGGTCTGATAAATTGGCAAGATTAGTTTCTGGTTTAGGTATTAATGATTTAGATTATGCTGTTGCACCCGTTATTAATGGAAAACAAGAACGTTGCCCATTCTATTTTAGATGGAAACATATGCTAACTCGATGCTCAGATATGTATAAAGAAAAAGATCGGGGAGTTTATGCAGATAAAGAAGTTCATCCAGAGTGGCTTAGAGCCAGCAACTTCAAATCTTGGATGGAGAATCAACATTGGCAAGGTTATGATTTAGATAAAGATATTCTAGTACCGGGCAACAAGATATACGGTCCAGATACTTGTGTGTTTATCCCACAGTGGCTAAACAAGGTAGTTATTTGCGCAGACAAAGCTAGAGGAAAATATCCTCTGGGTGTTTCTTATTTAACTGATAAGAATATGGTGAATGAAAAATCAAAACCTTTCGTAAGCACGGTTAATATTTTTAAGGAAGGTAAATCTATCCTTGAGTATTTGGGTGTCTACTCTACACCAGAAGATGCACATAAAGCGTGGCAAGTAGCAAAGATTGAATGTTTACAAATATCTATTGAAAGATATAAGTTAGAAAAAGGCTATGATCTAAGGGTAGAAAATTCCCTGCAAGCAAGGATTCAAAAGATAAAATTAGAAGCTGCTCAAAATTTAGAAACATTGAGCTTGTAATTTTTACCTAAAGTGTCCTTGCTTTGACTGCACTATAAATTTGTCAAGCACCTAATACAAAAATAATAAAGGTGTTTATTTTATGGATTCACTGAATGATGTATTCCTTACGACCAATACTTGGGTAGATTTATACACCCTCACAGGTATTGCTCCGGGAACATCTCTGATCGTCAATAATAAATCTGCTGCCACCGTATTTCTCCTAGTACGTGCAAGTCAGCCAGTAGGTACATCCAATGATGGTTGGCCTTTGAAGCAAGGTAATCTAGATGGCAATTGGACTGTTATTGAAAAAGTCCCAGCATCGTCTAGAGTATGGGCTAAAGGTGCATCTGGTGGTCGTCTCTTCGTAGAAACTTACGAATAAGGAGATAGACCATGATTATCCCAAACAGAAACAAAACTACAATCATTGAAGGTGAAGGTAATGACCTTTCAATGTGGCCTATCGATCAACTCCCCTACAAAGCTGCTGACGGTACAATTCAAGGCAGTGGTATGCGGGTGCTGTCTTCTGGCTCCCTTCTCGCTCCAGTAGGTTTTGCTGTAGAGTCCGGCAGTATTGATTTCGGAGATGTTATTAGACTTTCTGAATCAGCAGGCTTTCTTGCATTTGAGAACATGGTTGATAATATTAAATATCAGCTTTTGGATTATGCCACTCCTAGAAATGCACCAGCTTCCAAGCCTTACTATTTCTATTTGAAAGAAGCTGAGCGAAGGGTTGATGCTCAGGCCAATGGTAGTATCACTATCTCGACAAACCCCCTCACCTTTAATTACACCACCCAATTTACTGCACGTACCAATTCCCTTATTTTTACTGCAACTGGGAATATGACCAACGTAAGGCTGCGTATCACAGACAAGAAGTCTGGTGTTGCAGTTAAGTACTTCCCCTCCAAATCCTCATGGACTACAGGTAAGGATGGAACAAGTTTCGGTATTGGTGAGAACGTACTAGACTTCTTGGATACAGCTGTAATCTTCCAAGCTGGTACAGACATTGTTTTTGATATCCAAGCTGACCAGATGTTTCTTGCTGGCACAAATGGAATGCCTAAGTTTTCAGGGTATATTCAAGAGGGTGTTTTCATTGGTGTTGCTGATCAAAATGATCTTGACGACATTCAACAACAGATTAGTGAGATTGGTGAAGGATTCACAGGTAGTTATGCAGATTTAACAGATGTTCCAGCAACGTTTGCTCCATCTGCACATACGCATACCATTTCAGAAGTAGATGGTTTACAGGGTGAAATATCCTCTGTAAATACAGATATAAACTACCTTAAATCTGAAAACTCAGGGTTGGCATCTGTAGCTAAAACTGGAAGTTATTCTGATCTGATTAATAAGCCTCCCATCCCAACAGCTACAAATCAGATAGAAAACAATAGTGGTTACATTACTGTAGATCACAAGCATCCAATTAGTGATGTGACAGGGTTGCAGACAGCTATAGACAGTAAGCTCTCAACTACGGCTAATGTTCCAGCAAGCCAAGTTACAGGCTTATCTTCTGTTGCTGTAAGTGGATTATACACAGACCTTACAAATAAACCTGTGTTTCCAACCAAAGTAAGTTCGTTTGAAAATGATTCAGCTTACATCACATTGGCTCAGGTTCCGGCTGTTAATATCAGTTGGGCTGATGTTCAGAATAAACCTCTGACATTCCCACCCTCAGCCCACAGTCATTCCATCAGTGATGTAGCCAATCTTCAAGCAACGCTTGACAGCAAGCGTAACTCTCTTGACGCTATTGCCTACTCAAGTCTTACTGGGCTGCCTACCCTGTTTTCAGGTGCTTATAATGACTTAACAGGTAAACCAACACTGTTCAGTGGCTCTTATTCAGATTTGATTAACAAGCCTGTCTATGCAACAGTTGCATCAACTGGTAGTTATGCAGACCTTAGCAACAAGCCAGTTATTCCCACAGTTAACTATCCTGTAACATCGGTTGCTGGCAGAACTGGTGCAATTGTTCTTAGTGCAGCAGACGTAGGTGGATTGAGTAGCGTTGCTACAAGTGGTGCCTATTCAAGTTTGACAGGTTTGCCAACTATACCAGCTGCACAGGTTAATAGTGACTGGGCAGCCACAGGTGGTGTAAGTCAGATTCTGAATAAGCCTGTATTGTTTTCAGGTTCGTGGAATGATCTTACAAACAAACCTACAAGCTTTACACCAAGTGCTCATACCCACGTAATTAGTGATATTACAAACCTTCAGACGACTCTTGATACCAAGATTACAGCTGCAACACTTCCTATCACAAGACGTGTTGATAACAGTTTGGTAGCCCGTACCAAGGTTAAATATTACACAGTGGTGAGCGATAGCACATCTTCTGTCTGGACAGTGACAACAGGTACTGACTTCACAGAGATTCTTGATGTGCAAGTTCAGCCTGTGAGTACAGCTAACACTATCGCAGGGATTAGGCAAGCTAGTTTGAATGCCTATACTACTACAAGTACAGCCTTAACAGGTCTTACTTATGGCAATAGTGTGCTGACAACTGTACTGATTGGTCTTGGTGCTAACACACTTACACTTCTACCTAACACAACAGTCAGAGTAAGAGTTGAAGGGGTGGGTGCATAATTAAGTAGTTTTACAGAGAACATTTAAGGATGAATGTTCTTTAATAAAATTATTTCATATTTATTTTAGTAAACTATTGACTTTCATATGTTGATAGTGATACATTATCTTTCTTGAAGCAACTAAACGAATTTAAAAGGTACGAATACATGGCGAAGCAAATTGTTAACCTTACTTTCGGGAGTCCTGTAGACTTCGTTAATAAGGTACTGGAGATGGGTAAAGAAGGTTATACACTTCATGAGAACACTTACCCCCGTCTCAAAGGTTTCCCTATTACAGCAAGTCTGGTGATTGAGACAGATAAAACTGTAGAGCAAGCTCCCGGTTTGCAGACTATTCCGGTTCCTCTAGGTGAACAGGTTTACTCGAAAGAAGAATTGGAAGCAATGCCAATCGAAGAGATGCGTCCTATTGTGGCTTCTCGTGGTATTAAAGGCCGCGATAAAGTTAAAATGATCAAACAATATCTTGCTGCTGTAGAAAGTGGTAAGGATGTTGTGGAAGAAGAGTCTGAAGAAGAAAGTTCGGAAGATAAGTAAAATCAATGAGAGCGAACGGATGGCCATCCCCGCTAACTGCCAACTCAGTTAGCTAGCTCTCGCCTATTTAATCTAGTTGGAGATATTGAGTTTTGAATTACGAAAAGATTTACAATGCACTTGTAGAAAAAGCTAAAGTTCGTGGTCTTGATAAAAGGCAGCATGAAGGTTACTTTGAGATTCATCACATTATACCTAGATCACTAGGTGGAAGTAATGAGGACAGTAATCTGGTAATGCTGACAGGACGTGAGCACTTTGTAGCTCATATGTTACTTTGGAAAGCTTTTCCTCAAGAAAAGAGCTTAACTTTTGCAGCAATGATGATGAGTAATCGATCTGTTTGTAAAGTTAACTCGTATATTTATGAAAAACTCCGTGCTGATTTTTGCGTAGCATTATCTGAAAAATTTTCTGGAAAGCGGGTTAAAGACTTAGTTGGTAAACGTTTTACTAAGTTAGTTGTAAAAGAGTTTGCGGATTTTTATTATTCACCCGGAGGCTCTAAGCAATCAACTTGGATTTGTGAGTGTGATTGCGGCGGTGTAATTACTGTCGTAAGTGGCAGCTTAACTAGTAAAAATACACAATCCTGTGGTTGTTTATTGGCTGAATCTGGAAAAGCCCGTACAGGTGAAAATAACCACATGTGGGGCAAGAAGCACACAGAAGAAACAAAAGAAAAGTTTAAATCCCGAAATTATTTGAAGGGTGAAAATCATCCTTTCTTTGGTAAAAAGCTCTCTGAAGAGCATTGTAAGAATATGAGTGAGGCTAGGAAAGGTATTGGTTGGTCTGAAGAAACCCGTGAAATTATGATGAAATCCATGCGGTACGGTGAAGACCACCACATGTTTGGAAAGTCTCATCCTCCTGAATTACTTAGGCAGATTTCACAATCGTTGAAGGCGCGTGACCAAAAGCCTTGGGAGAACTTAGCCACTCAAACCGAAGAATCATTGATTAAGTGGTCGGTGTGTGACTACTATTATGATCTTTGGATCCAATTTGATAGACCCGGTTTAAAAGTATTTACTAAAATTTATAACCAAACCCACAACGATAATGTAAGTTTGTCTTTCTTCACAAACCCTAGACTTAAATGGCTAGCTGGTTGGATTCCTAAAGAAGATCCTAAGTGGGTAGAATTCTCTAAAGGATAGTTATGGAAGAACAAAAACCAGTAGGTCCGAGTAGTCCGAAACAAAACCTTATTCTCCATCAGTCAAATGATACGGCTATTGTGGGTGGGGCAATGGGTTCTGGAAAAAGTTACGTAGCTTTGCTTTATCCTCTTAAGTTTGCTGAAGACCCTTACTTAAGAGGTGTAATCTTCCGTAAAACAACAGGAGAACTTACTGCACAGGGTGGTTTGTGGGAAACAGCTTGCGAGTTGTATTCCTATGTTTTTGGTGAAAAGAATATAAAAATTAACCAAAAACATTTAAAGATTACCTTTCCCTCGGGGGGCAGCATAAAGTTCTCCCATATGGAGCATGATCAGAACCGTTTCCAGCATCAAGGTGCACAATACACCTTTGTGTTATTTGACGAAGCAACACACTTTTCCCAAGTTTGCATAGAATATCTTGGTTTGCGGATACGTTCTGCGAGAGCAAAACATAAAAAGCAAATGGTCCTTACCTGTAACCCTGATCCTGACTGGTTTGCTCTAGATTGGATTAAACCTTATCTGCAAGATGATGGTACTCCAGATTTATCAAAAGATGGTAAGACTAGATATTATGTAGTAGAAGATGGTAAATATTTGTGGGCCGACGACAGGGAAGAGTTAGAATCAATTTACGGTGAAGGGGAAGAGTCAGGTATTAAGACTTTTACCTTTATCAGTGCGACTTGTTATGATAACCCAATTTTGCTCGCCAACGATAGGGGCTACATTTCTACACTTAAAGCTAAACCCTACGTAGATGTACAGCGCTATCTTTTTGGAAATTGGTTTGTAAGGCCCTCTGGTAGCGGCATGTTCAAAAAATCTTGGCTGTCTCCAGTTAGGTTATTTGAACAAGAGATTGTATCCTATTGCCGCGCATGGGATATAGCTGGCAGTACGCCATCAGACGAGAATCCAAATCCTGACTGGACTGCTGGTGTTCTAATGGCTAAGACTAAAAATGGCCGCTATATTATCGTTGACTGTGTAAGGTTTCGAGCTAGGTACGGAGAGGTTATCCGTAAGATGATTGAAATTGCTCGTGAAGATCCTGAAGGGACAATTATAGTTGCACCGCAGGAGCCAGGCCAAGCGGGAAAAGCTGCAAGTCAAATGATGCAGAAAGAGTTTATTTCTGAAGGCTTCAGTGCTCGTATGCGGCCAACTAACAAGAGTAAAGTTGTAAGGTTTCAACCCCTAGCTGCTGCTGCTGAGACAGGCTTGGTTGACTATGTTGAGGGTGAGTGGAATAAAGATTTCTTCTCAGAACTTGAAGCATTCGACGGCTCCAGAAATAAAAAAGACGATCAATGTGACTCAGCAGGGGATGCGTTTGTAACCCTAGCTCAGAAAATGATTGTACCAAACTTCCTTTCAGGTATGCAGTCTTTTGGTTTTGAACAAACCAACAACCCTTTAAATAATATTCGTTAACAAGGAGCCTACATGGCTAGGACAAGGGCTCCCGTGGTGGATGCACTAAGTGTTCCTCTGACAACAGGTACTGACTCAACTATTCCTAGAATTAAGTTCTCGGAAAATGGTCAGCCGGGAATGAACATTATTGGTGGCACTATCCTAGACGGTTGTGCAAAAGAACTCCAATGGCCTTGGTGCATTAACACATACAATAACATGCGTCGTGATGCTACTGTTAGTTCAGCTATTCAGTTAGTTGAAACAATGATTAGTAAAGTAAAGTGGAAAATTGAAATCCCACACGACGCTACAGACGATATGAAACGCAAGAAGAAATTCTTGGAAGAGTGCATCGCTGATCTAGACACAAGCCTTTATCAAACTATTAAAGAAATCAGTTCTTTCAATACCTATGGTTTTTCTGTCATGGAAAAGGTATTCCGCAAAAGGCTGAAATCAAATGGTTCATATTATGATGATGGTTTGATTGGTATTAAAAAGATTGTTCCACGAGGCCAAGAAACAATTGCCAAGTGGGAGATGGATGAATACAACCGAGAGATTCAGGGTGTACGTCAGTGGACAACAACCAAAACTGGTGATGTCCAACAGATGGAAATCTATCCCGGTGTTTTGATTCCTCGTGAAAAGTTTATGCTGTTCCGTACTAATGTTAGGAAGAACTCACCAATTGGTGTTTCTCCTCTTAACTACTGCTGGGAAAGTTGGAAGTTTAAGAAGGCGTTAGAAGAAGCAGAAGCTATTGGTGTTAGTAAGGATATGAGAGGGCTTCCAGTTCTTACTATCCCTGTACAGTATATGGTTGATGGTGCATCTGATTCTGATAAACAGACATACGAGTACCTTAAGAAAGTAATGCGTAACTTGCACCGTGAAGAGCAAGAAGGTTTAATTATTCCTTCTATCTTTGATGATGCCGGTAATAAGATGTTCAACTTTGAGCTTGCCGGTGTTACTGGCACAAAGAGCTTCAACGTTGGAGATATTATTGATCGGTATTCCAATGAAATCCTCATGTCTTTTTTCGCAGATGTTCTTAAGCTAGGTCAAGGTGCAACAGGCTCCTATAGCCTAGCAGATAGTAAAACATCCATCATTGCTACTCGTATTGAAGCTGCTCTCATGGAGATTCAAGATCAACTTAACAACGATCTAGTCAGACAACTAGCTCAGTTGAATGGTTGGAATCCAGTTGATATGCCTAAGTTTGCTTACGGCGATATTGATAATCAGGATATTGGTGAGTATGCAAGTGCTCTTCAACGAGTTAAAGCAACAGGTCTGGTTGTCCCTTCTCCTAAGAATATTAACTACATTGCTGAAGCGCTAGGTCTTCCAGACCGTGTTGATGAAAGTATGTCTCAAGAGGATCTTAATGAACTTCTTGGACCTTCTGAATCGGCTAGCGGAAGTGGCCTAAAGGAAGGGTTGCCATCAGGCACAGGAAACAATAACGGATCTTCTGGTGATTCATCTGTCTCAAACAAGGAAAACTAAATGTCTCATCAATTGATTAGGCTTCGTGACAAAGTATATAACACACCTCAATTGATGTCTTTGGTATCCTTTGAGAATATCTGTGATTACCTAGATGCTCGTTGTTCGAAAGACTTCAAGCTTGAAGAGGGTGATTCAGAAAGACATGAGGTGACAGACCGCTACTCTTTCAATAGTGATATTGGTGTTGCTGTTATGAATCTCCAAGGTCCACTTACAGATAAGCCTGTAACTATGATGGGCTTTGATTGTGGTGGTACTAGCTATCAGCAACTTAAGGAAGACTTTACATACCTTGCAGATAGTGGTGCCAAGACAATTGCATTCATGACTGACAGCGGCGGCGGTGAGGCTTACGGTGTATTTGATGCTGCCAATTATATCCGCTCGTATGCAGATACCAAGGGTGTAAAGATTCTGTCGTATATCGACGGACTCAGCGCATCGGCAGCCTATGCACTCACTGCAATCTCTGATGAAATCATCACAAATAGTCAGTCGGAATTGGGTAGCATCGGCGTAGTTGTTCGACTTATGAATGATAGCAAAGCTCTTGAGAAAGATGGTTATGAGCGTACCTTCATTACAGCAGGGGCTGATAAGGTTCCATTTGCAAATGATGGCTCTTTCAAACCAGAGTTTCTTGCAGACATCCAAACAAAAGTAGACACACTCTACGAAAGTTTTACAGAGTTTGTTGCCAGTAACCGGAACATGTCTGTAGAAGCAGTTAGAGCCACAGAAGCAAAGACTTTCCTATCCGGGGATGCTTTGAAGCTTGGTCTAGCTGATAAAGTAATGACCCTTGAGGGTTTTTACGAATACTTAGCAGATACAGCGCAAAGTCACAAAGGTGATGAGAAATCAATGCTCAAAGACAAACTATTTAAAATGAATAAAGAAGGACAAAGTTTCGATATGAACGAACTAGAACTCGCTAAGTCGGAACTCTCCGAACTCGGCACTAAATACGAAGCACAAGCTGCTGATCTTCAACTTGCTTTGGCTGGTGTGCAAGACTTGCAAGCTAAACTGGCTGAAGCTCAAGGTGTTGTAGCTGAATTCAAAGCTGCTCAAGATAAAGCAGAACTTGAAGCTAAAGAAGCTGTAGCTGCCACCCGCAAAGCTGCTCTGGTAGCTTCGATTGGTGAAGATCAAGCTGCTGCCCTGTCTGCATCTCTTGAAGGTGTTTCAGACGCTCAATACGAAGCTGTAGTTGCTGCTGTTACTAAAGCAAATGCTGCTCTTGTAGAAAACCCACTTTTTAAAGAAATGGGTGCTGATGTAGAGGTCGAGACTAACCCCGATATGGAAGACGCTCTCGCTAAACTTATCCAAAAAACCTATAAAACTAAGTAAGAGGACTATTCCTAATGGCTATTGTTAATCTGACCTACCGCACCCTTGGTGATCTGGTTGTTCACGAGTTGGACCCAAGTGTTGGTTACGCTCGTAAAGTTATCACCCTGAACTTCGCTGCTGCTGGTGCTGTTCCTATGGGTACTGTTGTAGCTCGTGCTGCTGCTGATACCACTTTCCACCGTGCTGTTGTTGCTGACCTCACCGCTGCTGGTACTCAGTTTGCAGTTGTGTTTGGTGATCGTCTTAGTTGGAAGCCTACCTTCGATGTAGCTGCAACCACTAACACTCCAGCCGTTGCCTTTGTTCGTGATGAAGTTATTCTGTCTGACTTCTTGATCAAAGCCGTTAACACTCAATTTAACGCTGCTCAGATTGTGACCCTCAAAGGTCTGCTGGAAGCACAAGGTATTCTTGTAGAAATCGCCTGTTAAGATTTCTAACACTAAACAATCGGAGCTAAATAAATGGCAATTGCTTTTCAACCAAATAACACTACTCAGGTAACTGAGCTTACCAACCAGATCGTAACCATTCCTAACCGTTGGGGTCTGATCAACAGCATGGGCCTGTTTAACGAGCAAGGTGTTACTCAAGAAAACGTATCGGTTTCCCTGCTGACTGAAGTTGATGGTCTGCCAGTTGACCGTAACTGGGATGAGCGTAACAGCACCATCAAGCCTACTCAGCGTGCTCTGGTAAGCTTCCCAATTCCTCACTTCCCACTGGATACCATGATCACTCCTCGTGATCTGCAAGGTATCATCTCTTGGACTAACTTTGCCCAAGGTCTGGAACTGGAAACTGTTGCTGCTGTACGTCTGCGTAAGATGCAAGAGATTCGCAATCGTTACGAGCGTCTGTCCGAAGTATCCCGTATGCAAATCATCACAACTGGTGGTGTGTATGCTCCAAGCGGTACTCTGACCCGCTCTTATGGTCCAACCGTAAACTACTACAATGAGTTCGGTGTTACTCGTACTGAGATTGTTACTGATCTGGGTAACGTCAACGTTGACCCTCTGAGCTACACCAACGACATTATCTCGGGTATCCAAGATGGTCTGTTGAATGGTCAAATCGCTGATAACTTTGTTGTAATCTGCTCGCCAGAATACTTCCAAGCTCTGATCACCAACCCTTATATCACTGAAGTGTATAAGTATTTCCGCCGTGATCAAGATCCACTGGTTAATCGTCTGTCGGCTGCTGGTATGGGTCTGCCTGCCAACTACCAAGTCTTCAACTTTGGTGGTCTGACTTTCATCGAATACCGTGGCACTTACACCGACCAAAACGGTGTTGTTCAACGCTTTATCCCTGCTGGTGATGCTTACGCGTTCCCACTGGGTGTAACTGATATGTTCCAGACCTACTTCGCTCCTGCTCTCACTTTCCCAAGTGTTAACACTGCTGGTCAGTCTGTTTACTACGCAGAGTACATGGGCGATAAGATGGATAAGATTGAAATTATGTCTGAATCCAACCAGTTGAACGCTTGCTTGCGTCCACAAGCTATTGTTCGTCTGTCGTTGACCTAAGTTGTAAACAAGATAGGGGATGAAATACTCCCCTTATTTTTCAAAGGAAAAGATATGGCCCTCACACCAATTCAAGCGGTTCGCCTTTTTATTGGTGATAACAGCGAACCATACACTTTCACGGATGAAGAAATTCAATACTTTCTTGATATGGCTGGTGGTAGTGTAAGACAAGCATCTATTTTTGCTATCTACGCAATCCTTGCAGACCTTGCCAAGAATAAATCAGTGTACCGCGAAACAGCAGGTCACTATGAAGTCTGGAGTAATGCTCTAGATTGGTACAAACTGCTATTGTCCAACATCACACAGAACCCAACACTAGGATTAGGTAGTCTTAATATCTATGCTGCTGGTATTGATACAGTGGATGTTTGGAATAACAGAGCAGATTGTGGAGCCTACTCAGGTAAGATTGTACAAACGATTGATGAAGTAGGTTGTAAGGAAGGTCACTGGATGGACAGGTTTGCATATGGAATTCCTGATCTCCCCTATTGGGTTGTGAGGCGATAAATGAGCATAGCCCAATTCTCTCTAGTAAGAAAAGTTCCAGTCACTATTCTTCGTCGCTCTCAAGATGTCTATGATGATGACACAGGCAAAGTTGTAAAAGGTGTTGAAGAGCAAGTTGTTATTCAAGCTAACGTTCATCCTTTCTCAGATTATCAAGTGAGCATTCTTCCTGAATCAGATCGTACACGTAGTTGGCTATGGGTTTTCACCTCAGATTTGATTCGCTCAAAGAAAGAAGGACTTAATGGACATGGCCCCGATATTTTTGAGTGGGACGGTGACCTGTATGAAGTGATGAAAACCCAGAATTTTAAAATGGGCGTGCAGGATCATCGGGAAGCCAAAGCAGCCAAAATAGGCCCCACACCAAACTAAAGGGCAGTATATGACTTTCAGACTAAAGAAAGACACTAAAGTTTGGGATAAGCTGAAGCGTGATATGTCCCCTAAGAATGGACTTGAAATCCAATTAGGTTGGTTTCCTGAGCACCGATATGGACCTGAGAATTCTAATCAACCAATGGCCTACATTGCCATGTTGAATGAGCTAGGCCATATAAATGGAGCAGATGCGTTAATACCGGGTGCTACGACACCACCACGACCTTTTATTAGGGTGGGGTTATATCAAGCCATGAAAACTTCACCCACTAAAGCTGAATTTGAAAAGATGATTAAAAGAGTCATTTCTGGTAAGTCTGTTATGACAGCTCTAACTCAGTCTTCTAATTTCTTTGAAAACCTTCTTAAGAAAGTCATGAGGGATTGGGATACACCTCCAAACGCAGCTTTGACTATTGAAATGAAAGGCTTTAACGACCCTCTTAGAAACACCGGCGAGCTTATAGATAATGTAACAGCCAAAGTTGTTAAGAAAGGAAGTAACTGATGGGTGTGCAAACAGATGTAACCTACGGTTTAAGGAAAGCTGCCATTGTAGCTTTAGAAGAATACTTTCCAACTACAGTATCTAGAAGAAATGTAATCTTGTCTCATGCCAATGGAACAGAGCCTGACCAAGATTATGTAGTTATCAATGTTTTGCAAATTGAACAGATCGGTAAAGGTTACACATCAACTTTTACCAACGAGCTTGATGAACTTACAATACAAGCTAACTACAACGTTTATGTTCAGTTTAGTTTTATTGGGGATTTGTCTGGTGACATGTCTCACACGTTTACACAAAGATTAAACAACGTTCTTTTTAGAGAAGAGTTACAGAAGTACGGATTGAACCTTAAAACAAAAACAAACATCCGCCGAGCACCACAGAAACGAGATACGAAGTGGGTTGAATATCACAATATGGATGTAGTATTTACATACGCTGTGAATACACAGCAGATTGTGGATGTAGTGGAGGCTGTTGTAATTAAAGATACACAGACAGGTGAAGTTTCAACAATCCCTCCAGATTTTATCATAACCCCTTAATGAGAGGAATTCTCAAGTGTCAGAATTGGACCAAATCGTACAAATTCAAATCAACAGGGAAACTACAGCTATTGCCACAGCTTCCTTCCAGATTCCGTTGGTGTTGGCAACATTTACAAACTTTGCAGAACGAGTTCGGATCTACACAGACTTTGATGCAGTGACAGATGATTTTGATAGTACCGACAATGTCTACAAGATTGCATCTAATCTGTTTGGTCAGGATGGTGTTCGTCCTCCTTATATTATTGTTGGTCGTCGTCAAGTAGATAGCGTTACATTTACGCCTGTTGTTGCTGATGCAACTGTATACACTGTAACTATCAATGGTACAGATTATAGTTTTACATCCGGGACCGGGGCCACTGCTACTACTATTGTAACTGGCCTTAAGACTGCTGTCGGCACTGTCACAGGCATCACTGTATCTGGCACTTCTACCCTAACAGTAGCTCCTAGTGTTGCTGGTAATGCTTGGAGTGTTAATTCCTCAGCTAACTTGACTGCTGTTAATGCTACACCAACAGAAACTTGGGTTGAAGCCCTTGATGCTGTCAGTGACTTTAACAATCAGTGGTATGCATTGGTTGCAGAAACTCACGTTCAAGCAGATGTTCTTGCCTTGGCTGCTGCAATCCAGCCCCGCCATAAGATTTACTTTACGTCTACACAAGATGCAACAGTTCCAACAGGTTCTACCACTGATGTTGCAAGTGCTTTGAAAGCAGCTGGGTATAGTCGTACAGGTATCATCTATCTGCCTACTGCTGACACTCAGTATCCAGAAGCTGCTTGGGTTGGTAGTCAACTGCCTCGTACTCCCGGCAGTAATGATTGGGATTTCAAGAAAGCAAATGGTGTCACAGTCTCGAGCTTGACTGATACGCAGCGTACAAACTTGCGTTTTAAGAATGCAAACATGTATACTACTGTTGCTGGAGTTGCTATCTTTCAAGATGGTAACATGTCTACTGGAGTCGGTGATGCAATCGATATTATCATCGGTATCGACTGGACTTATGCTCGTATGCAAGAGGCTATTTACAGCCGTCTGACGAATCTTCTGAAAGTTCCTTACACACGTAATGGTTTCCTGATTATTGAAAGTGAAATGCGTAGTGTTCTTTCTCAAGGCGAAGCTAATGGTTTGTATGATTCTGGTTGGAATGTAATTTCTCCTGATCCTCTTACAATTGCAGCTTCTCAACGAATTCAACGTATTGCTGGCAATTTCACCTTCACTGCACGTCTTCAAGGAAGTGTCAGGGTAGTGACTATCGTCGGAACTGTACAAGCCTAACAGAAGGAATAATATAAATGGCATCCGATGTAATCTTAGGCACATACTCGCCGGAAGAAGTGGCTGTAATCATCACTGTTGCTGACCAGACACACATTGTCTCGGGTCTTGCAGCAGGCACTTTCATTAACGTAACACGTATGGTTCCAGCAGCCAGTCTTGTTGTTGGTTCGGACCTATCAGCATTCCGTGTTAAACGCCGTAATAAAGCCTCCACAATCAGCATCACGCTGCACCAAGCCTCAATCAGTAATCGTGTCTTTCAACAAATGCAAATTGCAGATGAGAATGACGCTACTGATGAATATGTGTTTAGTATCACCGTAAAAGATAATTCTGGACAGAGCCTATATTATGCTCGACAAGCTTTTATCGGAACAGTGCCCGACGCTGCTTATTCAGATTCTGAAACTGGTGAAACCCGTCAATGGGATATTCAGTGCGTTAACCTGATTCGTCTTGAAGGTGGTAACACTAAGATGGATGAGTCTGCTGTTGCTGTGGTTGAAGCTCTTGGTGGTGAAATCGATAACCGTTGGAAATTGTAATATCATAGGGTCTGAAAAGACCCTTTCCTAGAGGGACAGTAATGGCAGATTTAGCTACCTATATACCTGCTGAAGTTAGTGTATTAGTCGCAGGTATTATACCTCTGGAAGGTTTTGTAGACAGCTCTTTTATCTCTATCAGTAAGGATGTAATGCCTTATGCAACACAGAAAAGTGTTGATGGAAGAGTTGCAAGAATTTATAACAGTGACCAGACTTATACAATAAGGATCACTGTTTACAGCGGCAGTCGTAGTAATACAGTCTTAACAAAACTCTGGCAAATTGACGAGATAACTCAGAGAGGTAAATTCCCACTTCTTATTAAAGATGGTAGTGGTAGTGATTTGTTCTTCTCAACAAATACATGGATTGAAGATATACCTTCGCTTGTAAAGAGTAATGATTACGAGCCCAGAACATGGATTATGAAGTCATCCCAAGCAGTGATAAATCTTGGAAGTAATAATGGTGAATCTGGTCTTCTTGAAGATTTGTTTAATATTGGAGTAGCATCCCTCCCTATTCTTGAAGGACTTCTCTAATGTCAAATGGATTTACAGTTGCAACCTACTCCCCGAAAGATGTTATATTGAACATTGGGGGTTATCAAGTATCCGGTTGGATGTCTATTGCAATCAGTAGAAATAGTCGTGGATTTACTGTTGTAAAGGGTATCCGTGGCAAGAACACAAGAGTTAGAAATCAAGATACTTCTGCAACCCTTATTGTTTCATTGATGGCTAGTAGCCAAACTAATGATGTATTTTCCTACATACATGAACTTGATATACAAGAGGGTACAGGTAGGCTGTCTCTGACTCTTAAAGATATTTCTGGTTCTAGTGTATTTTCTACCAATGAGGGGTATATTACAGGCTATCCAGTTGTAAGTAAAACTGGCCAAATTGAGACTACAGTGTGGGAGATATTTGCACAAACCACTGTAGATTATTTTGTAGGTGGTAATACCAGACCTTCTACAAATATGTTTGATTCTGCTGTAACAGAAGCTTCTGACTTCATATCAAACCTTTTCTAATTTAATTTTAATATTGAGATAAATAATGGCGCAACCAAAACTTTCACTTCTTCCTCAGACAGAAGTGAGCATTGATGATATGGATTATGTCCTTAATGCACTTCCTACCACACTGGCTGTAGATATTCAAAACGTTCTTATTGAGAATGGTAATATTGAAGGCTGGCGTCCAGATATTGATCTTGTACGCAAGGTTGTTGTTGGTAGTCAGATTCAGTATGAAGGTAAAGTGATTGATAAGAATCTTTTTGAATATCACTTTGCACGTAAGAGCGTACATCTTTATAAGCTTGTAGATGAAATCATCAAATGGAATTTTGAAGATGTTTTTACGGTAAGCGATTCAGAGGAATAAAAACTTCTGGATCAACAGTTTCAAAATTAACTAACAGTGAAAAACAGATAGACGAAGAGTTCTCACAAGATTGGTTAATTTACAAACTGGTTACGCATGAAACAAAGCCTTGTACACTCTGGGATTTAGAAAATAAATATTCCATAAAGCAAGCTTATAATCTTCTCGAAATCATTACAGTATACGACGCTCAGAAAAAGATTGCTATAGACAAATCCAAGGAAAAGTAAATGACTCAGATTGCAAGCTATTTTGCCTCTTTGGGGTTTGACATAGATCAAAAGAGTGTTCGTAGGGTTGATAGCACACTAAAGAATCTTGAGAAAAGACTAAAGCTTTTTGGTAAAAATTTCAATAAAAAGATTGGAATAAGCTTAGACATTACAGCTTTTAATGTAGACCAGAAAAAACTAAGAACAGCTTTGGGTAATTCTCTGGATCTAGCTAGTAAGAGTGTAGCCTTTGAGATTAGTAAGTTTGTTGTAAATGATAGAAATCTTCAAGCTGCGTTGTTGAGAGCGGCTAGACGTTTACCACCTTATCCTCCGGGCGGTGGTGGCCCACACCCTCCGCATCCACCTTTACCTCCAACACCGCCCCGTCCCGGACCGTATCCACCACTCCCGCCGGGTAGCCGAAGAACAGCAGTTGCGGGAGGCTATTTTGGTGGTGGATTGGCAAGACTGTATGGACCTGCCTTAGCATTGGGATTGGGAGGCTATGGGCTTTCTCAGCTCAATCAACGTAACCAGCAGGTGGTATCTGCACAGCTTCAGACAACTGCTGTCACTCAGCAAGCCGGTGGTACTCAGCAACAGGGTAAGCAGTCTTTTGAATGGTTGAGGCAACAAGGCGATAAGATTGGTTTTAATTACTTAGATGCATCTGCTGATTATAATAAACTGACATCCGGCTTGACGGGTGCGGGAATGAGTATAAAACAATCTCAGAATATATTTAAGGGTTTTTCTGAATTATCTCGTGTAAATAAACTTGACCGTGTGCAGCAACAACGTGTTTATAGGGCCTTGAGTCAGATTGCTGGTAAGAACAAACTGCAATCTGAGGAATTAACTGGCCAGTTGGCAGAGAGTTTACCGGGAGCTGTAAGTATTTTCGCCAGAGCTTACCAGAATAAGTTGGCTGCTGAAGGTCAAGGTGGTGGGAAGGAAGGGCAAGCCGCTATTACCGAACTTCTAGCAGCAATGAAGAAGGGACAAGTTAAGGGGGATATCCTTACTTACGCTGGAGATATTGCAGGCCAACAAGCGGCGCCGGGATTGGCGGCTGCATCAAAAGCTTCACAAGCAGAGCAAGCTAGGGCACAAAACTCCCTAAACGATCTTGCTGTAGTTGCTTCTAACGCAGGTGTTGAATCAGGTTTTGCAAGGCTATTTAGGGCATTAAATGAGGGATTAAAAGAGTCTGGTCCGATGGTTGAGTCATTGGCTAGGGGCTTTGATAACGTCTCTAAGTATGTGTCTTTTGCCCTATTGTCTGTGCAATCTCTTCAAAGATTCTTTGATGGCAAAGACAGCTATCTTGGGGATAAATTTTTTCCGGACGAAGAGTCCCGCAATACAGCCTTTGGGTTTCTAAACTCTTACAAAAGTCTTATGGGTGAGATTGTAACTCTAGGCCAAACATCCCTACAGGGTTGGAAAGAGTTAAGTGCTCTTATGGGAACAGGTCCCCTTGCCAAGTTCAAAGAACAGATTGACATCATTGCAAACGGTATCAATGCTGCAAATAAACTGACTAAGGGTGACTATTCTGGTGCTGTAGATTCTATCCAAAGTGCAGGTAAGAGGTACGCAAATGCCATTACAGCGCCCGGTCGAGCAGGTGTAAACCTTGTTAGTGATGCTGTAACTTATGGTGTTGCTGCAATAGACCCATCACAGAGTATGAGTGATGTAACACCTTGGCAAATAGATAAACCATTTGATAATACAAACTCTCTTTTTGATTATCAAAGGCAAGCAAAAGATCAGCAAGAACAGGCTTTTGCTAACAGACGCAGGGACGGATTTAACGGGCCTATGGGGATATTCCCTATGTCCAAAACGCCTATGCCTGAGGCAAGCGCCACAACAACTGGTGTAATGGCAGCACCTAAAGCAGATGTTAAACTAGATATTAGTGTTAAGATTGACGCTGCTACACCAGAAGACTTTAAGAATAAGTTTGAGGCAAGTCTTAGTGATGTTGTAAGACAGACACTTGATAAATACTCTGAAAAATAACTCACAAGGAGTTTAGTATGTCGTTCGGACTTCGCTGGGGTGAAGATACAGAGGAAGGTGGTGGTTTCATTTGGTTTGATGCAGTGACAGCAAATGTTGAGTCTTACCGAGGTCAAGTGACAAAGCATCCCATTGCTAATGGTGGAAATGTATCAGACCACTTTATTAGGGAGAATCCTGTAATTACATTATCAACTGTAATTACAGGATTTGATATCTCTCAAGGAAGTTATTTAATACAGGATTTGGTTGGTAATTCACCCTACAATGTAAATGAAGCCCCAAATGCTGTTCAGGTTAATTCTACTGACCAAAGTGTTCTGACTAAATTTATTCCAGACAGTATTGGTCAGTTTTTGGCAGATACCTCTCCTGAAGTTGTAATGGATACTCAAAGACTTCAGGTTATAGATACTGTAAAAGAATACCTGATAAGTCTAATGTCAGGCTTTATCTTCAATGATTCTAAACAAAAATTTGTTCCTAATGTCCAGACAGTAAGGCTATTTGAATATAACGGTACACTGCTTAAAAAGATTATTAATAATCTAGTTATCACCAGTATGGTATTTAAAGAAGATGCTAATAGTGGTGAAGGTGTCTACTGTGATCTTACTTTTGAACAGGTTACTTTTGCCTATCTGAAAAAAGTATTAATTCCTAAACAAATTACACAATCATTAAAGAAAAAAGCTGAAAGTAAAGTTTCTAAGGGTAAACAACCTGCTGAAGTAGAGGAAGTGTCAGAAGAAAAGGGCCCCTCTCTTGACAAACAAAGAGATGTAGCCGAGGAGTTGTCAAGATAATGTTAAAGTATGTTGAACTACCTCTTTTTGATGATGCTAACTACGAATATTCTACAGCACTCCAAGGAACATCTTACATTTTAGAATTCTATTATGTAGAAAGAGCGGAAGGTTACTTCATCTCTCTTTATGATGCAGAAAGAAATCCAATTGTTCTTGGTGAAAGGTTAGTTCCTAACTATCCAATGTTTAAAGATTATGCTCTTTTCCCTCTAACGGGTTGGATCTGGATGGAGAATATCCCAGAGATTCAGACTATTGATGCGTATACTTTATACCCAGATAAAATAAATCAGTATTACAGAATGTACTATGTATATGATGATGGAGTTTAATTATGATTACTGGCCTACAAAGAAATAGGATATTTCAGCTTATTGTAGGCGACTACAAAACTGGCGAAGGTGTTCTGATCGAAGATCTTCAAGTTAGTTTTGACATCAGTAAGAGTAGTAATAACAAGGATCGTACAAATTCAGCAGCCATTGCTATCTATAATCTAGACCCACAAACACTTGCCTTGCTTGATACTGATTACCCCACCACTTCCTTCTCCACAGGGTATGAGGATACAGGTACATTCCAACAGATATTCAAAGGACAAGTTACTAATATTGTAACAAGGAAAAGTGGTACTGATATCATCACCCAGCTACAGATGGGTAGTAAGTATACACAGTTAAATCACACGCTTGTCAGCAAGTTAGTAGCTCCGGGGAAGTCAAGAGAAGACGCTTTACAAGAGTTTGTTACAACACTTGGAGCGGAGCGGGGAGTTTTCAATATTCCACAAAAGCAACAAGCTCTTCTCTACGGGTATTCAATGAGCGGTACACCTAAAGAATCTCTGGATGAGTTTTGTAGCAAATACGGATATGATTGGCAGATTGAGGATGATGTACTTTATGTACATGCTAATGATAGAGCTAATACTGAAAACTTTCAGTTGGCATATGTCATATCTGAGGAAACTGGTTTAGTTGAAACAGCTTATAGAGAAACAGCTAAAGTTAGAAAGTCCAAGAAAGATAAAGCCAAAAAGCCGGGGGTTATATGGAAGTCTTTATTGAATCCTGATATCAAAGCTGGAGACATTGTAAAGCTTGAAGACACCCTGATTCAAGGCTATTTCAAAGTAGATAAGCTTAAGCACTTTGGTGGGTGGAGAGAAAACACATGGTACACCGAGTGTACAGGCTCTGCCATAGAGAAGGTTGTTAAGTCATGAGTGCTGATATTCAAGAACTACTAGGTGCTGTATTTGATGACAAGGCGAATAATCTATATACGTCTATGCCTTGCATTGTTGTAGCTGTAAGAGATAACCTATCCGGTCAAATGGTGGATATTCAACCCACTATTAACCAAAAAGCTCCTGATGGTACTGTAGCTGAAAGACCACCTATTCTTGGTGTTCCAGTAGCTTTCCCTGTGTCCTCTACAGCAGGCATGACTTTCCCCATAAAAGCTGGTGACACAGGGATGGCTGTATTCTCTATGAGAGATATGACCGCTTGGAAGTCTGGTAACGGTAGACCAGCTACGCCTACAAACTTTGCCAAGATGGATAAAGGTGATGCTGTATTTTATCCCGGTATCCAACCGCCCGGCAGTGCTGTAAACAACCCTGCAAAGCACGTACTTGCTCACAACACAAATGACACGGTTATGTTTGCTAATCTAGGGGCTACAGAGGTTGAAGTAAGGCTTAAATCTGATGGAAGTATTGAGCTTAATACAAGCAATCAACCTGTCACTATTAATTGTTCTAATGCTACTGTGAACGCCACACAGAGTATTGATCTGAGAGCACCCACTGTAAACATTGATGCTGCTGAAAGCGTCTGGACGGGAAATTTGACCCACTATGGTAATTATACTGGGGTTGGTGTACAGACATTTAATACTGTTATCTTCAGCACACACAAGCACGGTCAATCACCACCTCCAAGTAATTAATTTATTGTCACACCTCCATGTTTTTCAAAAATCTCTGCGATTTTATCTAGGTTATGGATGTAGGTAGTCTCACTAAACCCGTCAAACATATGCTCCTTTGATACTATCCCACATTCAAAGCTCTGTTTACACTCAAGTTCAGCAAGCCGACAGGATTCTTTTGTAGGAAATTCCCAAGCGTTGTAGTTTGAGATATTATAAATAGATTTTCTGTTTTGTTTTTGAAGTCGGGCCTCGTACTGACGAGATATGCCGAACTTAATTGCCAATGTAATACCATTATCTGCCACCAAATTTATATAAGCTTGTCTTTGATTTTTAATACATGCACAAGATTGGTTACCCCTTCTTAGGTCACAGCTAGTAATTTCTCCGGTGCTGTTACAAACAGGGCATTCCACCCACCAATAGTTCTTTGCTCCTTGGGAAGTTTTCCGATCACTACGATAGAAAATGGTATCTGGGTGATATGACCCTGTCGAAAGGAAGCTTTCAATCATCTTATTGTTGTTGTTGACACGATTATCGGAATTACGAACGTCAGCACATTTTCTACAAGTTCGTCCTTGTATAATGGCCGCGTAGTTGCTGTTCCACGAACCGTGTAGTTTACAAGAAACAACCAATTTAGTAGTTTGATCCTTATAGGGCTCAGAGGCGCTTACCAATTCATAATCCATTTTAGATAAAGCCCTACTCAATCTAACTTGTTGTTGGTCAAGATTCCATTTTGGTACTGTTGAACAACCACAAGGATGTTTACCAGCTTTTAGATGCCCCAAGCTTGATAGAAAATTACTATCTCCAAAAAGTTCTCTATCTTCGCTACAAATAGAACATGAAACAATATAATACTTTGTGGAATTAGGTTTACTGTAACCTAAAACCTTGAGTTGAAGTTTTGATCCAAACAGAGTGCCTGTTAACCCATCTTGCATAAGATTGGTAATGGAATCTTTAAAGCAGTTCATAATATCCTGTGCTCCCAGCAGTTAAATAAGTTATGAGCCAATTCTACCACGCCTGTAATTAGGAGTCAACTTAAATTGGACTTCCTGTTGGATAGTAAATCACATGACATCTTATGGGTTAACGGGCCACTAAGAAAATCTGAAACTACACAACCTTTCACACAAACCGTTGCCCAAAGATTAAAAATACGTCTCCTAACTTTTCAGGAGGAGTGGTTTATGGATACCACTTATGGTGTTCCGTGGCTGCAAAGGCTCCTTGGACAGAAGCAAGCTTCCAAGTCTGGAATTGATTTAATATTCCAACAAAAAATATTAGAAGAAACTGGAGTAAAGGAGATTGTTAGTTTTGAATCTACTTTCCAGAATAGACAATACTCTCTTGTCTTTAAAGTTAAAGTTGTTAATGGTGAGGTTACATCCCCCATCTCAATAAACCCAGTAAATTAAAGGAAATAAAATGGCGGGTATTTCTGACCAAGGCTTTGCTATAAAAAGAATGACAGAAATCCTGTCTGATTTACGGGCAGAGGCAGTAACGCTCTTTCAAGACCAAGTAGTGCCGGGTGACGTAGTAGACACAAGTGATTCTAGTGCACTGGGCAGGTTGATTGCCTTGACTGCACCTAGCCTCACGGATCTCTGGGAAGTTGCTCAAGCAGACTATGCAGCTTTTGACCCCAACTCTGCTACAGGTATTGCACTTGATAATCTTGTGGCTCTTGGTGGCATAACAAGACAAGAGCAAACATTCTCTACAGCACAAGTTATTCTTACAGGGGACAACAACACTCTTGTAGCCTCTGGTCTTACTATTTCAAGCACCACAAATGGCTCACAATGGACGCTGATTAGTCCTGTAGCCTTGTCCCCTAGCTCAGCCACTGGTATCACTGTAACGCCTCTTTTGGTGGCAGATGATACACTGTACACAATCACTTACTCCTCGATTTCTACTAGCAACTCCGTCAATTATACAAGTGAAGTTGGTGCAACACAAGCATCTATCCTTGCTGGTCTTAACTCTGTCATCACAGCAAGTCATCCAACTTTGATGTCACAGATTGTTGGTACAAGCTTGATGGTTGTTCGTACAGATGAATTTGCTATTGTCACGTTCTCAACCACACCTAACCTTGGCATTACTAAAGTTCAAAAGATTGGTGAAGTGGTTTCCTCTGTAGCTGGGCCTGTAAGTGCTGAACCGGGAACACTAACAACTATTAGTACACCACAGCTTGGATGGGACAGTGTAACCAACATCACACCCGCTACAGAAGGTCGTAGTCGTGAAACTGATGAAGAGCTACGCCTAAGATTTCGAGATACCAAGTTTGAAAGGGCTAGTAATATTATTGAAGCTCTTTACTCAGCCTTGATTAACCTATCTGGTGTTGAAGAAGTTAGAATCTATGAGAATGACACTGATGTTGTAAATGAATTTGGTGTTCCACCTCATAGCTTTATGCCTATTATTGTTGGCGGTTTAAGCTCAGATATTGCTAACAGAATCTGGGAAAATAAACCAATGGGGATTAGAAGCTTTGGTGATAGCATTGTAGTGATTTTTGATAGCCAAGGATTTGCTCATAGTATTGGATTTGAAAGACCTGATCCTGTAAATATCTATATCACTATTAACCTTACAACGGATACAGATTTTCCTGCAACTGGGCCTGATACTATCAAGACAGCACTTATTCAATACTTTGCAGACAATCTCGGTATTGGGGATGATGTTATCTATAGTAGGTTGTACACACCAATCAACACCGTTCAGGGTCATCAAGTAGATTCTCTTTTCATTGGTACAAGCCCTAGTCCAACAGGGACAGGAAATATTGTAATTGACTTTGATCAGATTGCAAACATCTCAAGTGCTAATATTATTGTAAATACTTAAGAGGGATAAATGATATGTTAATCCCTTTCGAGGAACAACAGTATCTTGAAGTTGCACGTAGTAGGGTTACTCAACAATTCAAAGATAAAATTATTTTCGACAAGTATTTGCAACTCCTGATATACGCACAAACAGAACTTCAAGATGTCTTTAAGCAGCTCTTGCAGATGCGTGACTTGGACACTGCTACAGGTGCTCAACTAGATGTGATTGGTAGGATTGTTGGTCAAGACCGTGTTCTTATCAATGCTGACCTTTACACCTTCTTTGGTTTTCAAGGTGCGTTGAAGGCGGGGAGTTTTGGTGAGGTTGGTAATAACCTTGTCGGTAGTCGGTTTCTAGACTATGGCGCTCCGATTGGGGGGAACATAGTTCTTGATGATGAAACTTACAGACTGTTCATCAGAGCTAAGATTTATAAGAACACTACAGACTCTACACCAGAAGAATTCATTGAAGTAGTCAACCTAATCTTTGGCACTACTGGGACATTCCTCAGTGAGAATGGCAATGCTAACGTTACATTATTCTTTAGTAGACCTCTTACAGATATTGAAAAAGGCTTGCTCCGGTACATCAACTCTACAGATGGTTATCCGTCAAGACTTATTCCTAAGACAGTGGGGGTTGGTATTGGTTATGGTGAATATCAGGCTGGAAACTTCTTTGGTTTTGAGGGCGTTCCGGGGGCTTTAGGGTTTGGTGAGATTAACGGAACCTATGGGTATGGGCTTGGTTATGGATTGAATTATGGTGAATCTGACTATGACTCCCGTAATGGGGGTTATTTTGCAACTCTTTACTGAAAAACATATTAAAAGGAATATTCAAATTGGCAAACATTTCTAAGCCCTCAGACATCAACAAAATTTGGTCCTTCACAGGAGATATTATTGCTCCGTCTGACACTAAAATTAGTCAAGGGTGGGGTATTGAGATTCCGCCCCGGCAGTATTTTAACTACATTGATAATAAACAAGACCAAGCAATTGCTCATATTAACCAACACGGTATTGCTGTTTGGGATGCTGTTACGGAATACCAAGGTAATGCAAGCTATTGCCAAGGCTCAGATGGTATTATTTATAAATGTTTACAAACAAATGTAAATCAAAACCCTACTACGACTGTGAACTTTTGGACCAGAGTTATTAGCTCCGGTGCTCTTATAGGGATTGTCGTTATTACTAACTCTGGTAACTACACGCCAAGCTCCTTAGTTAAGACTATCAAGGTTAAAGTACAAGGCCCCGGGGGTGCTGGCGGTTCCACTTCTGCAACGGGTAGTGGATACAGTTTAGGTGGTGGTGGTGGTAGTGGTGGATATAGTGAGTCCTTACTGACCACACTACCCACCACAGTTAGTTGCGTGCTTACAGCATCCGTAACATCTTTTGGCTCTATTAATGCTCAGTCCGGCGGTGCTGGGTCAACAGGAGGCACCTCTGAAGCAACCACTCCAGTAGTTCAGTCAGGAGGGAGTGGTGGTGGATCAACAGGAGGAAACATCTTGAATATATCTGGTGGGTCCGGGATGACAGGGGTTGGAACAAGATCAAGTAATTTTTGTGCAGGTAATGGCGCTGATTCAATGTTAGGCTTTGGTGGTAAAGGTGCCGTCTCTGTAACGGCACCGGGTTCAATAGGGTCTGGTTATGGGTCAGGTGGCGGCGGTGCTGGGTCAACGAGTGGTCCTATTACTGTTGGTGCGCCCGGGGCTCCGGGTGTGATTATTATTGAAGAATATTCCTGATTAGTGTAAGGGTTATAAGATGCCACAAAAAACATCACCTTTTATAGAAGCAAAGTATGGTTGGGCTTTTGGGGAGTCTGGCTGGAATAGTGGCATGGATGAGAATCTGGCTAAGTTTTCCTATTTATTTAACAGAAATATAGATGATATTGTTATAACACTCCCAACTATCCCTGTTGAGGGTTCAGCCTACTATTTAACCTCTGAAAAAAGAGTATATTTTGTTATAGGTGGAGTATATTACTCAAGTCCAGTGCCTAAGTGGTTTGAGTTCAGGCTAAGAACTACAGGTAGGATTTTTCAGTTTAATGGGGTAGATTTAGTAGAAATTAACTACCAAAGTTTGCTTCCATCGGGTAATACCTCACAATATCTTAGAGGAGATTTAAGTTTTCAAAACCTAACTAAGACGGTGGTTGGTTTAGGTAATGTTGACAATACTTCTGACCTCAATAAGCCTATAAGTAATGCAACTCAGGGTGTTATAGATACTAAGGTTGATAAAAATTTAGTTAATGTGGTCGTAAACACTCTCAGTGAATTAAAATCAATTAATACAACCTCTATTAAATTTGTTCACCGGACTGAGTATGCAAGTGGTTTAGGAGACGGGGGTACTTTTTGGCGGTATGACCCAACAAGTACTGCAACCAGTAACGATGTTACCATTGTATCTCCTAATAATGGTGGTGGACGTTGGCTATTAAATACTAATGGTTGGATTAATGTAAGATCAGGTGGTGTCAAAGTTGATGGTGCAACTGATGATTCAGCTAGACTAAGGGCTGTGTTCGCTGCTGCCTTATCTTTAAATCTGGGTGTTGAATTCCCGGCAGGTACTTGTGTAATAAATTCAGAAATACTTATTAATTTGACAGGTATACAGTCCCTAAACCTACGAGGGGCAGGTGCATCTCAGACAATCTTAAAGTTTTCAGGATCTAACGGAATCACTGTTACTTCTGGTGCTGGTAATTGGTTTCTTGATGTGCCAAATTCATCGGGCTTAAGAATATCAGGGGTATGCTTTACCACTACAGCAGTTAACACAGGAATTGGTTTAAATCTTAATTTTGGGAGTTTAGAAGGTCGTCCCTCAAGGTCCGTCTATCTTAACGATGTTGAGTTCAGGGGTTCAACAGGTCTTACACAGACGTGGGCAACATCATTAGCTTTACGGGACACCAGTTATTTTTGTGCAACTAATTGCCGATGGTTAGGAGCCAATAATCAGACAGGTAATGGAGTAGTTATATCTGCCACGGATGCAACCACTGACCCGACAGAACTTCATTTTACAGACTGCGTCTCTGTATATGGGAATATTTGGATAAACTCTGGGGATCAAGTAGAGGGGATTTATCTAACTAACTGCTCAGCTATTGCTAACAATGTTGCCGTATTTTGTAAGAATACCACTGGTGAGTCTGGACTTCATATTATAGGTGGACACTACTCTAGTGTACTTTATAATTTCTATTCAGATCATATGAATGACGTTACTATTTCAACAAGCCTTCTCTATTCCCTTGCACCAACCAATGGGACGATATATCAGGTATATATCAATCAAGCCAGCAGAATTGCAATTAATGGGTGTGTTTTAGTAGGATCTGGTGTTGGTAATGAGACAGGGGTTCTTGTTGAAAATAGTAACGGCTTTGGGTGTATAATTGATGGGTGTGTTTTTGAAAACCAACGTGGTAATGCCATTACATTGGCTGCTACATCTTCAAAAGTAAATGTTGGTAGGAATTCATACAATGGTATTACAGGTGTTCCTGTAAATGATTTAAATACTACTCATGGTAACACTATCCACAATGAGTGGCAGACAACCACTATTCAAACACTGGCTGGTGGTACATCTGCTACAATAAATGTAGCTGTACCTGCTGGTCAGCTTGCCGAAAAGCCTCGTCAGGCATCAATGATGGGGAACAGCGGGCAATCGTTGATTGGATTTTATCAGTACGATACATCAACAATCACAAACCTTGTTTTCACCTTGGTCAGCCTAGGCGGTGGCAATATCCCGACTGGATCTGTCCGGCTCGGGGTAAAAGTTTAATTTAATAGCACAAGGACGTGCTTTCATTATAGGAATTGAAGAAATGAATATTAGTAATAAAGGCGTAAACCTTATCAAGGAATTTGAGGGTTTAGAACTAAAAGCTTATAAGGATTCTGTTGGTGTTTTAACTATCGGCTACGGTTCAACTGGCCCTCATGTAACTGTTGGTATGACTATTACAGAATCTCAAGCTGAAGTACTTCTTAAGAAAGACTTGAGTCGGTTTGAGAAAGGTGTTGATGATTTGGTGACTGTACCTCTTAATCAAAATCAATTCGATGCATTGGTTAGTTTTAGTTTTAATCTTGGTTTGGGTAATCTCAAATCTTCCACTCTCCTACGTAAGCTAAACTCCCTCGATTATATTGGTGCAGCAAATGAGATTCCTCGATGGGACAAAGCGGGCGGTAAAATCTTGAAGGGATTAACTCGTAGGCGTCTTGCTGAGAAAGAGTTATTTCTTTCCTAGGAACTTGTATGACAGATGAAGTTGTACAACAAGAACCACTAACTAAAGATACACAAGTCGAAGCAACAGTTACAGCGACGTTGTCCTCTGTCCCTAAGAAGATCCAATTGGTGCCCAACTGGCGTAAAGTGTTGGTTACTTACTCCTTCTGGACTAACGTCGCTTCTGTGATCCTTACGTTCATCGAACAAATATTACCGTATTTCAATCTTCTAGAGCCTACCATGTCAACCACTGCATATGGCATCTGTATGTTTTGTTTGAACGTATCTGCTATTGTGTTTCGTATGATAAAGCAGAAGAAGCTTTGGAAGGCGGATGAGAATGAGGATAAAGCCGTAGGAGACAAACCAGATGTTTAATTTCCTCCCTTCAAGCATATCCTTCTACATCATCCTCACTTTATCGCTTCTATTGGCAGTTGTTAGCACGATAAGTGTTAAACTCTATCGAGGTAAGATAGAAGCTGAGTCAGCACTAGTGGTAGCCATTGACGCCAATACAGAGATGGTAAAAGCCGCTAACTTGCAGAAGATGAGTTGTGATGTTAATGACACATCTGTTGTTGAGCTTGTTGCTGAGATTTCCAAGATTGATGAAGCTGTGAATCCAATAAACTCTCAACTTAAAGACTTGGCAACTGTCAAGAAAACTTCCAACACCAATAAGGTGAATACAAAAGAGACTATCAAAGATGAAAGTAATTTCTTGCCTGATGATGGGCTTCTTAGTCCTAATGTTACAGGCCTGCTCAACAAAGGCTGGTGTGCAGCCTATCCAGAAGACAGTCAATGTCTACCCACCAGACAGCCTGTTGGTAATCCCTTGTAAAGCTACACCAGCTGGTGAGAGCCTTATTGATCTAGCTATCGCACAAAACAAGAATGTTGCTTGCATTTCTAAGTTGCATAAAAGCTTGTTGAAGATTCGGGATAACAAAGCTCAACAGAAGGAAGTCTACAATGTCAAACCCTAGTCCAACTCCTGATGCTAATGCACGAATCAATGCTATATGGGAGCGTGTGTGCCTAGGTCTACTTAGCTTCATTGTAGCTTGTCTATTTGTGTTCTACCAAGGGATTAAGTCTGACTACAAAGAAATGCAGATGACAATCACACAGCTTCAGATGATCAAAGTTAACAAAGAAGATTTGAGAGACACTGAAGTCAGGCTGAACACTAAGATTGAAGCTTTGGGTGCAACACTCACAGCCAACTCTATTACAAATAAAGCAGACATTTTGGGAAGACTTGACTTGTATTTTAACACAGTCAAGAATAAGAAGTAGGAAGGTAATTAATGCTATGGGTAATTATTGAGCGAGTCATACACCTATTTACTCTAGTATTGTTAATCGTGATGTTGTCAATCATTTTTGTAAACAATAAAAGTTCAAGGGATATTCTTCAGTTTGATGAGAAACTTGCTCAATACAAAGAAGAGAATCAGAACACTAGAGCCAACAATATTGCTTATATTGAAAAAAGGATTAACAAACTCCAAGAACAACAAGACACGTATCAGATCCTTGTTGATAGGCGTTTAATGATTATGGATAATCAAGTTAAGAGCTTGATGGAGTCTAATAAAGTTACACAGAAAGTCATTAACAATAACATAAATACTGTCGGTAATGTAACAGCTAACTAATTACAAAAATAAGAACCACTCTGTGGACATTAAGGCTACGCCATTAGCCTTTCTCAATACTTAAGCCCCTTCCTTACGGTCGGGGCTTTTTCTTTGTAATTAAGAAAGTGACTAGGCTTCTAAGTATAAGGATTTGATTCTACAGGCCACGTAGAATAAGGGCTGTAGAGGTGGTCATGTATAAAGGGAATACATAGAACTATTTACCCTCTAGCCAACCAACTAGAAGGTTCTTCATTCTAAGACTCATTATACACAACTCAATAGGTTTATCATCTCTAATTTGTGTCCTGTAAATCCACTGTACTAACTCAGACAGTGCAAACTTATCATCATCTGGAGGTGTTCCATAGTCTTGTAAGTAAGCTTTGATAGCAGTATTTACAAACCTATTATAAGCATGAACAGCTACAGTTTTGTGTGACCACAAGTTAGTTGCTTTAGTGCCACAATATATCCAAGCTACATCTTTAGGCATCCTTTTGTTTAATATATGTCTTGTTATCTTTTCTTTTTTAATATACGTGTAATCAGCTAAAGCTTTAGGGGCTGTAAATATAAAATTATCTCTTGTACCATATTTACTATAAACAGAAAATAGAGCATTAGAAATCTTATATAAATCAGCTAGTGTTGCATTCTTATTATACCAAGTAGAAGACATAGACAGCTTAGAAACTAGTTTTGTAGAAGGTGTGTCAATGAAACTAATTAAGTGTCTAGCCCTACTAAGTACTTGTGTCGTTGTCTTAAGAAGCTTCACTTCTGTAAATGGAATAACATCCACTTTCTTAAGCTTCATAAAGGCTTCCATAACAGAACCTTCAAATAGATAAGTCAGTAGAATAACACGTCTTGACGATTGCACAAGCTCAATTGGCAAGTGTACAACCATAATGCGTCTGTCACGCTTTGCACAATACAACATACCAAGATCAGACATCCTCTTAAGTTTGCTGTATGCTGTGTCTCCCATTTCATCATCATTGTACCATTGCCAAGTAACTCTGCCAAGATCGTCTTCGTTAACACTGATGTGCCCAGCTTTCTCAAGACTTACAATATCATCTCGTTTATAATTACCACTATAGGATTCTATAAAGTTTATTTCTTCATCGACAATAAGAATATACTCTTGTTTCTTTATTAGTGCAAGATGCCTCTTAGTCAAGTCAGTAAACAAGGAGTGTGTAAAGGAAACGTTACACCCCTCTTCAAGGAGCTTTAGTAGGTGCTCACCTTTAGTTTTATATTCCTCTGTGCAAGGATACACAAATCCTAGTGACCTACAAGCTTCGGGTATTCGTTCTTCAACTTCTGTCAGCATTGGTGAGACGTATAAATATTTATTCTGTGGGTTATTGAGCATCCACTGAATTACGCCTAACGTCTTGCCGCTGCCCATAATAGAGTCTAGCAGTTCAATCTTAGTTGACATTTAATCCTCCTCAACTGCACCATCATTATCCTCCAACCACTTCTGTGCAACCATCTTAGCATCTTCCCAAGTAGGGGCTAACTGATCACGAAGTAGAGTGAGATTATCAATCAATACATTAATCTTTGCAACACGTTTAGTGACATCACTGTCTTTGTGTACAGAGCAATCAAGGAACACTTTCTTTGAGCAATCCCCAATCTGAATCTCAGCATCACAACTAGGATTCTTAGCCCAGTAAGTTTCAAGGTCTTCTTCTCTAGGACTAATACACTTCACTACAATAAACCCTGTCTCTTCAGCAGAGTCATTGAGAAATTCCTTACGAGTGAATTTCATTTAAATACCCTCAAGCTCAAACCACATAAGCATTGCAAGTTTATTAGGAAACTCTTTAATCATAATAGCATCCTCATCAAAGAGTTTTACAGTGATACCTTGTTCGACGTAGTAAGTGATTCCGTTGTGTTGGTGTGAATATAGATTTAGCATCATTCTACACTCTCCAAAACTTCTTTCATAAACTTATGAAGCAGACTTTGTACAGAGCTTTCTGCATCAGCATTAAAAAGAATATTGTGGCCACACTCACGACCTGCTGGATACTCAACATGTGCTTCTAGAGAGCACACTTCTAAGATGTCGTTAGTGTACTGTTCAAGCAAATTATCAAGCTCTTCTTCTTTGCGAAAATCCTTCAGAGATTCACCATACCACTCCCAATTATCAACACCACCTTGTTGCAATGCTTCAAGCATACGAGTATTACGTTCAAGTTCCATCAAACGTTTTGAATCAATTTTAACTTCAGACATTTTTAAATCCCCTATTAATTAGTAGTTTTTACAGCACGTTCAAAACTCTGATACTCTTTACTCTCCTTCACAGGTAATTGCAAAGGAGTTTCTTTGTAAGAGATTCCATTCATAATCCCATCCTGTCTATTCTCATACTTCATAGCGATAAAAAGACAGCATAGAATGACAATAACACAGATGCCTAGTACAACCTTGTTGAAATCGTTATTCATGTTTTAGCCTTCATTAACTTCCTCATTTGTCGAACATCATACACCATTCTATCATGCTCTTGCAAGGATATTAGCTCAAGACAATAGGCTAAAGTTATCTGAGCCATTGCCCATGTTGAACGTGTGCTCATTGTATCTGTACAACGTGTCTCTGAGATTTGATTGATATTGTCTTGTAGGAATTGTTTTAGCTGTGTTGGGGTCATTTGTTCAAATCCTCCGTAAGTTCAGATGTAATTTTATACCTTGTATTGTTTTTCATATCAACCTCCAAATCATAGATAAAAGAAAATCCGCAAGGGCTTGTAGGCCGATGCGGATCATTATGGGCTTGTTTCAGGTGGGTGTCAAGGGGTTATTTTTATGCTTTTGTTAGGCAGCTTTTACACATACAAACATCGCTCAGTTCCAACCCCTTGCTCTGCACATTGAAGCACCAGCAAGTGTTTTTACCTTGTGAAATGTCACATCTAACTGGACTTTCACACCGAGGGCATGAGTGGGTGACACTTGACTGACAGCCTACTTTTTCCATTAGTTCAACGTAATCCATAAATCCTCTTAGAAACTAATTTCGCAAACACCACCGGCACAGGCTTGGCTACCCATTGTATCAACTTCTGTGTAGCTTTGCTGAGAAAGATCCTTGGAGAAGTCTACCTCAACGAAGTTATTATTGATGCCCACCCATTTGTGGAGATTGTGACAATCTTTCAACATGAAGGTCAGCTTCATAACATCACCGTCAAAGTTCTTTTCTGCAAACTTCTTAACTCGACGTACCCAGTCACGCTTGAGCAAATCACTAGAGTCTTCTGGGTCAAGCTTCAACCCAAACCCAAGTGCCGTATCACATGCCATCCACAGGTTATTACCAAATGCTTGCAATGCACCAACAATCAAACCAGATGCAAACATTGAGCTATCACCATACATATCAATAATCTGCTGTGCAGTGAACACCTCAGTGAATGGTGCCTGAGCGTATGCACGATCACCCATAGAACTCAGTAGAGAAATACCAGCAAACCATTTACGGTTGTTGTAAATGTATTCCTCAACTTCATCCCAATCATCAACAGTAATAGTGTTACTTACGTTATGACGAAGGTCAGGATCAACACAAAGCTTATAATTAGTACCGTGTTCAATCCAATATTGCTGAGCAGTCTTGACATAATCAAGTTGTTTCACGCCCATCAAATCAGATTTGTAAATACTACCTTCCTTACTTTCAACAGGGAAGCTAACTACAACATCTGTACCATTACTACTCCAAACACTTGGCTCAACCATCTTAGGGTTGGTCTTAGTGATAATCCGAGTAACCTCATCTCCCACATTCATCTGAACATTACGTAGGTATTTAGGGCTATGTTCCCCATGAATGCCTGAAGCTGTACCGAGGATAACAGAAGCATTACCGCTTGGTTTTACTGCTGTACAACGTGCGGCTTGGTTAATACCCAAAAGCTTAGCAACTTCTTTGTTTGTAGCTTTTACAATATCAGCCCCATCAATCATATTCTGAGGATCAAACAACACATCAGGATTGTTCATCCAACCCGTAATGCTCACACCAAGCAAAGCTTCTTTCTCTGTAATCTGACGTGTAGCATCTGACAGATATTTAAAGTTAGAGTAACCGGCTTGTAGAGTACCAAGGATTGCACCAGCTTTACAAGCGTACATGAAAGACTCTTTACTTGTACACTTGTCGCCTGAAAGCTCTGTCAAATTGCAAAATTGAAAACCTGATTCCCCAGTTTCACTGATTGGCAACATCCCAATCTCTACGCAAGGATTAAAGCAGAACTCTTTATTCTCTGTGAAGATAAAGCCGGGTTCACCAAAGTCTTTAACAGACTTCATAATGTTAGACCATTCTTCGCGGCTAAGTTCATCACGAACAAGCATGACAGAGTTGTTACTACGTCCACGCTGAGGATTGTCTACAAACCAATCACCAGTCTTGGCCTTCAACATCAGTTCATCATCTTTATCAAACATACAGATTGTAGCAGAACGACGCACACCACCACTAAGTACAGCATCAGACATATGCATTACAAAGTCGTAAGCTGTGATCGTTGGCAAGCTCACGGAGTCATTCTTACCTTCAACCAGTGCTTCCAACAGAGCTTCACATTTAACCAGAGCACTGCGCAGGCCATCTGGCCCCGGAGCTTTAAACCCACCAGAAATCAATGCACCTTTAGGTCGAATCTTGTTGAAATCAAAGTGAACTTGGCAACCTTTGTATTCAGGAAATGTACCGGTATCTACAAAGTAGCTGCTGAACAAAACACCAAAAGCGTCTGCCCAACCTTCAATTGTATCTGGAACCTGAAATACTTTTACTTTCTTTTCATAGCGCTTGTGAACTTTAGGTAGCTTTGCCACATGGTGACTTTGAACAGAGAAGCCTACACCGCAACCACACAACAAAAGGTACATAGCTTCTTGAAAGAAAGCTGCACGATCACAATGAGAGACAGAGCAGTTATACATACGAGCTTCGTGTTTGAATAGCTGTTCACCACCGAACTGCAACGCTCGTTGAGCACCAAGGACAGCTTTATCTTTGTAAGCTTGTTCTGCAAATGCAATGTACTTCTCAAGTTCAGGAGACATTACAGAAGCATATTTTTCACGGTGCATATTCATTACACGAGAGACCGATTCATCCCAAGTCTCATAGCCACCCTTAACTTCATCCCAACGAGAGTAACCCATGTAGAACTTAGACGACGACATCATTTCTTTGCCAGCAGTATTCAATTGTTACTCCTTAATAAATTAATTGTTTGAAACTTAGTTACTATCCGACTGAATCCCATGCTTCTGTGCATAATCACAGAAATCACCAGTGTTCAGCATCTTACCCATTGTCTTCAATGCAATACGCATATCAAGACTTGAATTTTCAATTTTATTGTCCCAAGAACAACCGTCGCTCTTGAGCCAATCAGAATCACAGCGTTCGTGTGCTTCCCAACGAAGACAATTAACAACATCACCACGAAGATTACGGTGTTGACAGATTACTTCATCCAGTCCCATAGAATAATCTAAGCCGTTCTGATAGAGATATTTATAAATTTCTGCTTTATCACCACTACCAAATGCTTCCTTGAAACCATCTACAAGCAACATATCACTGAGAGACAAACTATATCCGATCATGAGATTTCCTTAACGCTATTGTAAATTACTTGATAACCCAGAGCCTCTATAACTTCATTAAAGAAGTAGTGGTCATCATCAGACTTAATAACTTTACCTCCAATGACACAGCGTTGAAACCCTTCACCACCATCGTCTACTACATCGACTAGTAGTTCCTTCATACATCACTCCTCATCATTCATAAAATAATCTTGTACAGATTCATCAGCAAGCCAAGCCAGATAAATTTCTTCGCGTGTATCAAGGATACGTCTTGCAGCATTTGCACTACTCATCATTCCTCGGACTTGATACAGATTCCACAGGTCATTCATGTAGTCGCAGAATGAATAGTCAACTTGTTTCATGGGGTTTCTCCACTAGTGCTTTCCAACTTACCGGGAAGATATTAGCAATTTCTTTACCTACCAATTCAGCTACCACTTTAACTTCTTTCTGTGCTGTAGGGTCTGTCCGCTTCAAGTAGAAGTTAGCAAAGCTTACTAGATTACCTGTCCAAATCCAATTAACAATTGCTCCTTGTGGCAGAACAAAGCGACATTGTTCGGGACAAACACCATCTTTCAACATAGCTTGGTATATATCTACACACTCGGCAACACGCTGCTCATAACGACAAATCCAATCATCAGACCGCACATGTTTCTCCCCACTACCTTGCTTAATACTCCCTTCTGGCTTGGACCGGAAGAATTCGGGAATAAAAATCTCAGGTGTTGTAGAGATATACCGACGACTCTCTTCGTTTTCCACCATCCCAATTTTGTGCTTAAAACATTGTGTGCGAATTGGGACAGGAGCTGCTACACGAAACTTCAAGCCTGTGTGGGCAAAGGGCGTCCAATGTTTGTGAGATGCTAAGTAGCGAATCAGTTTACCGTCCCGGTCTTCATCAAAGATATCTCCAGAGTCTTTTGCAAAACTAACTCTTGCTGCTTGTACTATAGCAAGGTCGCTACCCATTGAATCTAGCAGTTCTACTTTGATCTGGCTCATTATTTAAACTCTCCCGGTACACATACACTCAAATCAGGACGAATATGGCTCTTCAACTTCATCACCTTACTATCTGACACACGCTTCACAGTGTACAGCAATTCACCGTCAAATGTAAGCTCATCAATGTAATATTCACCACCTTGAGACGCTTGTAAGTGATCCTTACTCATCTGTGCATATGTGAAGCTATTCGTTGTTTTCTGTAGGTTATTCTCGCATACAACTTCCCAAGCTTTCTTTGTATTACAACCATATGCTTCAAGAAGGTGTTCAAGATATGTATTCAGAAACTTGATATCCATACAAGCATCAACAATCTCTTGCATGTCTTCCTCACTTGAAGCTTCCTCAAGCTCATTCACTTCTTCCAAGAGAAGTTTTGATTGCTGCTTGATTTGTTTAAACACTTCATAGTGTGTAGCCATACTTGGTGCATTACCAATTGCATATCCGAATTTTACACAGTCACGCTTACTCACAAAAACTCCTTAATCAAACTTTTAATTACTTCAGTTGTTTTAATAAGCATTTCCCTTTCTTCTTCAATATCTGCAACGTACATACTATAATGATCTTCTAAATATTGTTCAAGGAAATCAACAATAAGGTAAAGCTCATCTTGGTCATATTTCATTTCTTTCTCCTTAGTTCAAATATTGTTGACAGAAGTCTGCAACACTGAAGCTTTCCCAGTCATCAATACTATAACCTACACCACAATTTGATGATTGCTCATATACAGTCTTAAAGTGGACACGCTTATGATGATCGAAGCCTTCTAGGTTGTCGAGTCGGTCATCTATCATAGCAACTACTTTGTCGCTGTTCAATAAATATTTCTCTTCTGTGCAAACATAACCAGTCAAGAATTTATAATGTTCTTTTAGCCAGCTCTTTTTGTTCTTTGAGTTATACCCACATTTCTCAGCACTTACAAAAACAATGGAAAAGTATTTTGAAAGTTGCTCAAGTTTTGATACTGAATGTCCTAGAGGCTGCATATCAAAGTAGTCTAGATTTTTCCAGAACTCATATGCATCTTTTGCATGAGGGTAATACTGAGCGAAATTGTATTTAGTCATAGCACACTTTACATAGCCATACTTCTCAGCCAGCACTTCCCTCCAAAAAACATCTGAGGGTGCAACTACTAGATCAACATCTACCAGTAGAATTCTCATTTAATCTTCCCCATCAATACAAGCTCAAGTTCGGCTAAGATGTTAAACGCTGCATGACACAAATGACTAATACCACTCTCTTCATCCACACGCTCAATTGCAGGAACACCTTCTGCTTTCTGAATAAACCCTTTTAGTCGATGTCGTGTAGCTGCTGCTGAGAATTCCACTTCAGCATTGGGGAGGTTCTTGAAGTCATTAGGCTTGTACCCCTTATGTTCCTCAGCCCATCCCATCATCTTACCAAGCTCCATCATGGCATTAGGGAACCCTTCATCTACAAGATGCATCTTCACTTTACCAACCTTACGTTCTTCAAGGATTGGTTTGGCGATAGTTTCTGTATTAACTACTACAAAACAATAATCCTCCCAATTAACTAGTCCAAAATTTTGACAACCTTTGTCATCAAGAAACCACAAATCACCTTCTACATCTTTTCCGCCGACTATGTAAACTTTACCTACAGTAGTATCTTGAGCATAGTAAGGTAACTCACTACACGAAATAAAATCTCCAACCTTAAACTTATTCATTTTGTCTCTCCTATTTATTTCTACAGATTATTTACAGTGTGTACGTGTAGGATTATGACTCATTCACATGAATGAGTCAAGGGTTATTTTATAGTCCTGTAATCTTAGCCAACCATCCTCCAAATTTACTGTGTTGATTTACACCAGAGCTTCCTGTTAACAACCACTTGAATGGTGCAATTACAAACCAGATCGGCAGTACCCAGACTCTATTTAGGCGCTGACTTAGCGTAGTTTTGTCGTATTGCTCTTTGTAACGATATACAACATAGTCACTACCAATTTCATTCTCATCATCAAAGAGAAATTCAATCAACCCTTCTGGTGTCTTGGGGAGGTATGGATAATCTTTGAAGTCCCTCATTAAGTCTGTTTGGTAAGCTTTGTTTACTCGATTGTGAATGCTCATTTAGTTTTCCTTAATAAACTAAGAAAGTTGTAGTGATATTACCTGCATTGCTGTCTAGCCTGAGAGCTTCTGCTTTTCGTTCTAGTGCCTTAACCACAAAAGGCTTTACGTAGTCTTCCTTGGAATAGTCATAAGCGGCCTCCAGTATAATGTCCACCTTTTCTTGTTGCCATACTCTATGAGCCTCTTCTGGCGTGTAGAAAGAACCTAAGCATTTTCTCACGCCTTTATAATTTATTTCAGAGACATACCGGCGAACTCTATCATCTTTATAGACAACACCAAGAGGGCAATCTTGTTTTCTAGACTGAGTGTGTAGTAACGAGTTTAACCAATCTGGAACCATTACGCAAGTATCTTTTGAATATTCCTTGTTGTTAGGTACAAGGATATCTTTATCGACCTGAGCGCCATTAAAGAATTCAATGTCGTACCACGATTTGTACTCACTAAAACCCCACCAATCCTCGCTTGTCACACATTCTTTGTAAGTAGGTCTAGAGATATGGGTAGATTCATCATAACATCTGCGCAACATAGAGAACCAATTTGCATAAGACTTTATGATTTTGTTGTTCTCCTTAACCTTACCACTCCAATCATTAACACCCACACCATATACTAGCTTATTTCTCATATTTACCCTGCAATATTTGACAATAAGGAGTCTCTCTTATCTTTGGTCAAGAGATTCACTCGGCTGCGACGTTGAACACCAGTGACTTTGTTGCGATACCTTTGATACTTACCAATGTTGGAATAGTGGAAACCATCTTTCTCCCATACTGACATATCAAGAATTTCATCTACATAAACATCAAAGTTAGGTAACGTATTGTCCCAGCTGCTGAGCAGATCGTAGAGTTCTTCGAGGCTAAGGACGTCATTCACATTATAGAGTTTCATCTCAGCCCAAGCTTCTGGGTTGTTCTTCATGCACTCAGACCAAAGATGGTGTCCTGCAAACTTCCCGTGTTCAAGTTTCTTATGTGTGGTACACAGTTTATCTGTTAGGTAAGCTAATCGATTTGAGGTAAAACCAAACTGAGCTTTAGCAATATTCAGAGTGTCAATCTGTCGATACGTACTAGGTTTAGGGTATCCATTCAAAACTAGACGGGCTGCTATCTTTTTTGTATCGAAGCGCTTACTGTTCTGACCAACAACTACATCAGCTTCATTAAGCAACTTCCAAAGATTACCGAGAAGTTTACTATCATCTTCAAAGTCATCAGACCCTTGAAGGTCTTCGTAAATAACTTCATCTGAACCTTTCCACTTGGCACAGTATGACAGGATTGACCAATCTTCTTGAATCTGATTCAAACCTACGTTCTGATCAAACAGTCGCCAAACATGTGCAAGAATCGGTTTTGTTTCAATGTCAATAAATAGAATCTTGGGGCCCTTAACTTCAGGTGCTTGAAGCACTAAAGCTTCTTTCTTATTGCGGGTGAATAAGTCATTAATGGTACTCTTACCTTTACCAAGCATCTTTGCAATAGCTCGGCTAGACAAGCCTTGTTCTTTGAGAACATATGCATCTTTCTTCCAGTCAATCACTCCACTTTCCCCTTCATCTCAATAATAATTTTATACAAATCAGAATTCATCTGTAAAATTGTGTCCAATGTCTCTTGCTTCTGCCATACACTCATTGTGCAGAACTGCTCACTAATCACTTGATTCCTTTCATTCCACTCAGCCACCAACATATCCTGAGCTTCCTTGTATGTTAGCTCTTTAGTTTCTTGAACACTTACTTTCTTAACACACTTAGGAAACTCAAGAATAATGCTCATAGCTAATTCCCTACAATTTGATTAACGAAGATTGAATAATGGACACTGAATTCCACAATCAATTGCCACATTGTGTAGTCTTTGAAAATGTTCATTTAAATTCCTCAAGAAACTTATTGATTATTTCATTATCGTTGTATCCGCATCGACCTTGCAAGTACTTCAGCAATTCTATAGCTTCTTCAAGCTTACTCAGGGTCTCGTGTTTAAGTTCAATAATTTCAAACACATCTTGTTCTGCAAACAAAGGTGTACGTTTACGGTCAGGATTATAACGACTAGGATCAGATACGTAATGAAGTTCGTATTGTTGCATAACACGTGGATACATACTCTGATTAAAAGCATTCTTCGCATGCCCCGGTTGTTTCCAACTAGACTTACCAGACCTTGCAATGAACTGCTCTTTTGTAATCTTGTGCTGGATGATATAAGTTTTATTTGGGTTCATTTCAAATCCTCTTCCCATTGTGGAACCCATCCTTTAGTTGTCCCTGTAGACATTACAACTTCTGGCCTTTTAGCTGCTGGATTTGGTTTGGTTGCCGGTCCAGCCTTCACTTGATAATAATCATCAGACTTCAGCTTATCAGCTTCCAACACTTTAATACGTTCTTCAAGCTTCTCTAGCCTGAGAAAGATTAGGTTGATGTCGATTTCACTGGGCATTCTTCATATACTCCTCTATTTGTTCACGCCTAAGTTTTGCATTACTCTTAGGGATGATGTTACGTTCCTTAAGCCATTCTTTGTCAAGCTTGCTGCTCATGATTGCAATGACTTCTTTAGTGATTCGTGCAGACTCAAAGTCCACGCCTGTCCTTTCCTGAAGATTCTTAATTTTATGACACTTCAGACAGGCAAATTGTAGATCAGATTCTTGCACAAGTACAACACTTTCCATGAATACTTGAATGTCTGAAATCTCCCTCAGTGTGTTATGACCTTGTTTGTGGTCAACGTTCAACTGATTGCTTGGAAAATCCAACCCACACAAAGCACACTCACCACCCCAAACCTCTTTAACCTTACCTTTAGGGTTTGGATTCTTAATCTTACGTCTGTTCTTTCGAATAAACTCAAGCTTGATTGGTGAACGATTCCATAGTGCCCTTCTGATACCACCACGAAGAAATGACATGAAAGAGCTTTTAGTAGGCCATATATTTGGATAGTTCAACCACGGCTCTTTCATACAATTCCCATATTCAGCATAACTTCGCGTATATCTACAAAGTCACCTTCCCATCTAAGCATATGGATACCATCCCAGTATACTTGTGCAATCTTGAGATAATCTGCAACTTGAGGTCGTCCACATTGATCAACATATTCAATCTCAGATGGATACCAAGATTTATAAAGATCGTGTACGGCTTGCCAACATTCTTGATCAGTCTGTAAATCTTTTAATAGCTTGTATCCAGATTTGTCACCGAACTTAACACCAGCAAGATAACAAGGGTTCAGTCCATCAATAGTATCACCAACAATCCATTGAAGATACTTCCACTTGCTGCCATACCCGCGAACCTTACCTTTCTCGTCCAACACAAGTTCACCAAGCCCTTTTACAAGCATTGGCTCTTGCATACGATCCCAATTGTAAATCCAACCGTCGGTTCCTAGGCTGTCCTTATCTGTACTACATCCAATCACTTTGACATTAGATTGAATCCCTTCATACTGACGGATAGAGATTTTATCGTCTGCTTCACCAATCACAACTTCAGCCTTATGAACACCCTTCAAATACTCCATAACCTCCTTGAGTTGTAGGGGTTTTATTAGGTTAGAACGGTTCCCCTTATACTTCTGGGGTAAAGGTAGCTCATCTCTGAAGTTGTCCTTTCCGCTGATATAAATCTCGTACTTATCAGTCTTGCATGTCTCACAAATACCCTCAATCATTCGCTTAACTGTGAACAAAGCGTGTGAGATATCTTCTGTAACTTGTGTATCCGAAATTTCAAAATCACTGAATGGGAACTTATCACCAATGAACTCTTTAAATTCTGTCCGGTGTTTGAATGCACGACTTCGATTGCTTGGTTTATGAAGTGCAATAATTCCACGAGTTTCATTTGCAGCGGATGCTTTGAATGCTAAAAGGTCTCCATCGATTACTGCGATTGGTTTCTTTGCCATATAATTCAACTCCCGTAAGTGGAGAGATACAAGATTCCACGTTGACCTGTTAATTTATAAAACTGATCATGGGCTTCTGAAACTTTCTTCAACCAATCTTGTTCGTTAATTCGACTGTAACCAAAATCATCACAATGCTCTACAACAACACCAAACAGCGAATCTGAATAACTTGCATCATAATAAGGACTGCAAGTATACAACCCTACATCATACGGATCTTCTACACCCTCCAGAAACTCTTCCAAATCTTCGTGTGGAAGTCCTACAATAATACGTGCCGAGTATTCTACGCCCATAATAATTCTCCTCAAAAGAAAGGGAGCTTTTACACTCCCTGTTCAAATCAATCGTTATACTGAGTCAGTTCCTGATATTTCTTAAACACTGCATTAGCGGCCTCAGACTTCTCTTCATAATCATTCTTAGCTTTCAGCTTAGCTGCTGCACCAATGTTCTTAATATCTTCTTTACTGATACCCGCTGGATTTAGCTCACTATCATACTTAGCGTCATCTTTGAGTGTTTTGACATCTTCAGCCAAAGTAAGTTTCTCAGATTCAAGTGTAACCAAACGATCAAACAACTCTTGTTGGGAAATGCTCATGTGTTTCTCCTAATAATTTAAAGGGCTTGAATAGCTTTGAAAATCAGTTTCTTAGCTTCAGCGTGTGTTTTTGCTAGCTGTTTTTCAATCAATGGCTCTGTAAGCTCGTATTCCCAGCCAGAATTACCAAATGGACGTTTACCACTGAACCCTTCATCCTCATCCCACAGCGTAAAGAGAAGCGCCTTAAGGTAACCTTTCACTGTATCTGCTCCAGAATCATTTTCTTCTAGTGGACAATTCAATACAGCTTGAATATCTACAGTCATAAATCTCTCCTAATTAAATGAGAGGCATCCTTGCCTCAATTGTTTGTTAGATCATATGAAGGAACAGACGACCTTCTTGCAGACCGATTGGAGCAAATGGGATGTCATCGTCGAAGCTATCAAAATCTGCTGCTGGGTGGGGAGCAGGTTTAACTTTTGGACTTTCTTCAGCATTCGCTTGTTCGGTGTGTTCCTGAGCTTCTTGTACACCTTTCACTTTGCCCAACTCAACCAAAGCTTTCTGTACATCAGAACCTTCAAAGTTCACAGCTTGAGTCATTGTTGTTACAACGCTCTGACGAAGATTTTTCAGCACTTCTTTGTCTTGAGTACCTTTGAAGTTAACACCATAAATGTACTGCTGATCAAGTACAGGAATCATCTTCTGCATAGCTTTTGGAACTTGACCATTAAGCTTGATCTTCTCATTCAGATAGTTTTTACCGCCACTTTCATTGATCGAGATATCAACATCAAACAAAGCGGCCTTACCAAGAAGCTTACCAAGGTATGCAGGCTTGAGCAATCCCTTATCATCAAGAACGCCACCAACAGCTTGAGCCAGCTTGAACAAGATAGTATTGCTCTTAATAGACCAAGTACCATCATCATTACGTGTTTCTTTCAGGTTGTAAGGCTTACCAACAATCTTACCCAAACCTTTCTGGTAGAACTCACCATTCAACACTTGACGAAGTGGATGTTCAACACCTGTATCTTCATCAGCAAAGAACTGATCATTGTTTACCATTACATCTGGGAAATCAATTGTGATAGCAACTTGTTGTCCCGGCTTAACAGCCCAACGTTTGTATCGTGTTGGAACACCTTTGTCATTAGGCAGAGTTTCAAAGTATTGAAGTGGATTCTTTTCAAGCTCTTCAGCTTCTGAAGCCTCATCACCTTTCCACTCCATCTTGGCATCATCTTGTTTCTGCAAACCCAAATCAACAATACCAGACACAATGCCAATCATGGCTTCTGGACCATTAGCAGTGCCTGCTTTCTCCACCAGATATTTACTGCGAGCATCCCAGTCGATTTGCTTACGATCATCAGTGTTAGCAGATGCAGCATTTTCTACGTTAAGAACGAATGTCATTTATTTATTTCCTTTTTGCAATTATATAGTTTTGACTTAAAGTCAGTTTCAGTTTTGCATAACATCCTATTTCTAGGAATTCTTTACTGTAGTGTTTGTTTCTTCACTTCAAAAACCATATCAACACCATCATTCTGAGCTTTCATACGTTCAGCCACTTCTCGTGCCAAACCTTCTTTCCAATCTTCATAAGCTAGGAAGTCTGAAGCATTCTCAAACTCATACATTGTCTCGTATGAAGCGTCCCCAATTGTCTCTCGTGTCTTGATGATTACTTTAGGCATAGATTATTCCGTCAAGTTTTCGATTTTTTGATAAACCAAACTTGAAATCTTCTCATCTTCTTCTGGGCTTACACCAGTATCGATTTCAACACTATAGACGTACCCAAGTTCATCATCTAAAATTTCATAAAGATACTCAGGAACCTCTGAAATATTTCGGTACTCGACAAGAATAGTGTAGTCATCACCACTTTCTGTCTTAAGACCAACTGCACAATATGCCATCTCTCAATTCTCCTTATCGAACTTGCTTAGAGTTAACAACAATCCACTCTGTACGCACAATCTGTGCATCCTTGTAGCCACATGCTTTGATGTTGCGCAGCTCTTCTCGAGCCATAGAGCGCGAAGGGATATCTTGTGCGAAGATGCTATCAGTGTTTTGTACAGCATATGTAAATTTATACATTTTGTTTCTTCTCGGTTTATTTAAAATTTGTAATACGATCTTTAAGAGCAAAAACGTATTGCTGCATACAGTGTCGCTGATAAATTAAACGTTGACATTCACACTCATCATTAACAATTGTATGAAAATTATCTGAAGAAATGAAATTATGAAGCTTGTTCAACTTATCCTCAAGTTCTTTAAGTTCATCTACTACACGTTGCTGGTGTGGTTCCATGTTTTCTCTCCTATTTACATCATTGAATTAATTTATGTATATCTAGTATAAAGCATTTGTTGAGGGATGGGAAGGGCTGATTTGGGTTTTAATGACAATTGTCCCATCCGCTACCAATCACATAACCTGCTGTCAATTCTACATTCAGTTTATAATACTGTCCAGCTTCTTTTACAGATTCTGCTGCAAGTTCACCTGCACGACACCAAGAGCGAAAGAAACGTCCATCTTTTGCATGTCCAACATCACTCCACACCTTACCATCTTCAGAGAACTCCTTGGCCTCTTTCTCTGTATCAAACATCTTAAACTTAACTAGCTCTCTTGTCAACTCTAATTGTGCCTCATCGTGGTACGCAATCATCTGTTGGCAATACTTAGCGGCTCTCCAATCATCTTTAAAGAAATCTACAGACATCCCTTCAGCTTTGAGCTTTAGATCATGGATAACCATTGCACGCTTTGCACAGATTACACCAGCGCTTTGGAAGGCTGTGTTGATCACATTGCCCTTTGAGCGGATTGGAAGTTTACGTTTGTCAATACCAATCAAGAACTTCTTCTGTCCGGTTGTCTCCCAATACTGCTGCATACGGTCTTTCAGTTCTTTCAGAGGATTTGCCAACGTCCAAAACTCATCAAAGATTATTTGTGCTGTTGGAATATCACAACCAACAATTTTAGCTACTCGTGCCACTTGTGCATTATAACTACAACCGTACTTAACAGATTTTGCACTGTCACGGGGAAACTCCCGTCCAAGAATTTCTGTAATACGGCGGGCGAGTACAGAGTGGCAATCATTAGGCTTCTCTGCTGTCAAGCTAATACCATATTCCGGGCCACCTTTGTAACGGTATACGTAATGGCTTTCTATTTTAGCCTCGAGGCTGTCGAAATCATAGCCAAGTTGAACATAACCTTTTCCAACCCCAAACAAACTACGCATCTCCTGCCCATAAAGTGACGAATTACGGGGGATATTGGCCACTAGACGATGCTTGAAGCGACTCGTTCCTGCCCCACAAGTGTCTGCTGGTGTTGGGATACGACCATCTTCCCTAACGTTAGGCATAAAGCCACTTTCGTGTTCATCGTCATCCTCTTCAGGGTCATAACCACCCCCTAGTATGCTATTACGGCGGTGACTATACGTCAGGAAGTCAGCGAGCTTTCTTGCGTGAGGAAAGCTGCTTTCTAGCGCAATAAGTCCGGAGCAAATAGCTTTCTCTTGTCCTACTGTGAGCGTAGGGTTAGTCAAAACTTTAAAGCTTTTAGCGCATCCTTTTGCCAACAACTTAGCCTTAATGTTTGATTTGTTAAGGTTCAAATGTTCAAGACGATACTTACAAAATGGACTTGCCAGTGTCTGTTCAACATATCTCTCTACTGCTGCTTCAAACTTCTCTTGTGTAAGACGATTCTTCTTTGCATCACAAGTTAGGTCACGTTCTTTCCAAGCTGAAGGATTCCAACCAAACTTAGAAACCAGCCACTCTTTAATGTGCGTCGTGTCTTTCAGAGTCGAAGGAACTTCAGTGACCAATGGCACAGCAGGCATTGGGAGAGGATATTCTTTACCAAATATTGTTGCAACATTGTCTTCACTGATTGTTCCTTCATGTTTAGCTACAAACTTCTTAATGTTTTCATTCAGCTCGCCTGACTTCTTGAACTGCTTTTCACTGGGTGTGTAGAAATCCATTCTTGTCTTTGCTAACGGTTTAGGTGGCAATACAGGTTCAACTTCACTACGCAACGCTTCAAGTTTGATATCCAAATCACGAACCAACTCAATAGCTCGCTCTGTTTTGAAGTCAAAGCCTCGGTGTTCCTGTCGAGTGATAATCTCCGCAACAGACTTTTCAAGACTGATAGCGTCTGACCAATCCCAATCTCCTTTTTCATCTTCAAGCATTTTATAAACTTGAGTGTTTGCTTTTACGTCGTAAATGTTATAGTAAAGCATGTCAGCAGCGAAGTGCTTAAAACGTACGTCTGTTCCCATATGTTTACGGAAGGCAATTTTGCGAATACCTGTCTTCTCAGACAAGGAATCCAAGCTATGTCCACCTAAACGGTCTGGATTAAGCGCTTTGCTGATTACAAGGGTATCCTCAAACTTTACTGATTTTCCGTGCCACAAGTCAGGTTCAACTTCATAATCCATACCAAAATAAAGCTTGCAAGCCAGCAGGTCAAAATTAATTTCATTGTGACATACAACTTTATTCAAATCTGTTGTTTTAATAAACTCTGGAAAATCTTTCAATTGCTTGCGCACATATCTGACAGGTACATAATCTTTAAGCGTGTATGTTTGGCCTTCCACTGTTTCGCAATACTCTTGACCATCAAAAACATATTCAGGGCCGTCATAAAACGCTGTAAGCTGCCCTGTTTCGTGGTCTTCGACGACAATAGAGTGGAACTTAAAGTTATCCTTTAGTTTGTAAGGACTGGATTTATAGTCGATTGTCTCACTGTTTAAAAGGCCTGTACCTTCAATGTCCCACGTAATGTCCACATCTTACTCCTACAAAATAGTTTCTCTATAATTATCGTAATCATTTTGGATTTTATCAAGCCAAACATTCAATCCGTTGTATAGTTTACCATGCCAATCCTTGAATTCCAAAGCAAAATTTCGTCCAATATCAATCTTTCCTGCCTGCCAAGCTCTATGGCCTTCCATTGGATCTGAATGTAGTCCTAAATATCTGCTTGTGTTTCTATCCCTTACTTGAGCTTGAAACTTTTTATTCTTTTCTTTCCAAGCTACACCAATGGGGTAATCTCCACGAGACGCATTACGTGCAGTTAAGAAGATATTAACTGCATTAGGCACAAATAGACAAGTATCCGGTGAATAGACCTTTGAGCCATTACCCAGAATATCTTTTTCAATACAGTATGCCCAAGATTGTTTGCCTACTGGCTCCCTTAGATCGTAACCTACCTCCTCACGACTCCATTCTACAAATTCGTTAAACCCCAAGAATAGATTTGCAGTTCCTTTGTAACGAGGGAATTTTGTCTGTTGATCACCGTTAGTTTCGCAACGTTTATTAATACTTTCCCATCGTTGCCCAGACAACGTAACAATTCTTTCATAAACGTTTGTCTCAAGAGTTTTATTACTTCTAATTATCCAGTTATTGTCAATCTGGATATCTTCATACAATTTAGTATGAATAATTGTTCTTTCAGCCATTAAAACTCCTGATAATTATCTTGTTCGTTAGTTGTATCTGGATCATAAACCCATCCGTCGTAGTCTGGAACAACATGCAGGCGTCCATCTTGCAATTGCATCATTGTGTCACAGACACCTAGCTCACCCCATTCACGGTCCTTCAATACTTTAGTACGAACACGGCCACGTGTTTCTGTGGGCATTACTTCGTTCTCAAGAGCAACAATACATGTGCTCATTTGTTCGATCCCGGCACTGCCACGTAGCATTTCCTTGCGTACAGTTCTCCAGTAAGCTTTAGGCTCTTCACCTTCTTTCAAACGTGGAGCGTTGTCTTCTACTCGCTTCAAGTGGCATACAGCATGAATCGTCACATTATTGTTTGTCATGAAAGCTGCAAGCTCTTCATAAAGCATGTCAATGTCTTTACGTTCGTTACTGCTTTCCATACCAGCAACAAGCATAGAAATGTGGTCAATGAAGATATGCTCACAGCCGCAAATAAAGTGAAGGTATTTAATCTGTTGCATAAGTTTGTCAACTTTCATTGAGCCGAAGTGATCAAGAAAGAATGTTTTACCGTTAGAGATTACTTTGTTCTTTGCAGCTTCAATAACTTCTCTTGTTGCAACAGACAACGGATCTTTACGAAAGTCTGGCAGACGAACACCTAGTTCCAAAGCAATCAAGGACTGTTGTGTCTTTTTAGTTGGCTCTTCAAGGAAAATAAAGCCAACTTTATAGCCTGCTGCTGTCAACTCCCAAGCAATCTCCCGATTCAGGGTGGATTTCCCAACACCACTAAATGCTGTGTAAGTAATAAGCTCGTTACCAGTACGCAAACCATGAAGCTTTTCCATAAGTTTAGGATAGCGTTCCACGCAGTGGCCTTCACGCAGAGGTGAGAGCAAATCATCAAGGTCTACATCATCACCTGCAATGATCTTTTCAGGGCTATACTTTTCAAGACCAAATGCAAGGATCTTACCTAGTTCAACACCAAACCCATTAATAATACAATCTCGGCTGTCTTTCATACCTTGTGGGTGAGTGATGGTGTAAATATTGTCAGTCAGCAAAAGACCTGCAACTTCCTCCTTCGCCTCCTTACCTTTACGAATACCCTTCTTCAACTCTTTTGCTGTAGCTTCATCGCTATCAAAGGCCAGTACAAGGTCTGTAAAAGTTTGTACATACTCCAAGTTATGAGCAACAGATTCGGCGGCATTGGCTGTACCGAGAGACACAGACACAACACAAGGTTCAATCTTGCCTTCGTACTTTGTACCCTTCAAGCTGTTAAGAATAGCACGGCGAGTTGCTGGAACCTCTTCCTCTCCTTCACAGATGATCAGCTTACGACCGCCTTTCGGTGTTTGTGGTTGCCCAAACATCTGAGCATTAATCTTAACTGTGCCTACTGTTGTGAAATGAAAGTCATGGTCTTTTGGGACCGTCCAGTCACGTTTCTTGAAGCCAGTAAGTTCACCTGCTTTAGAAAAATATGGAAAATATGTAGCTTCGATTGTCTTACCATCTTTTTGACTTACAGCAGATCGAATCTCATAAAACTGAGCATCTTCTTTTGTAAGACCTCTTTCAGGGATAGCCAAACATTTAAAATCCAATACTTCTTTAATAGTTTCTTTTTTGACACTAGAATTCTCAGTCATTTGTTTTTTAAGTCCGCCTTTAAAATATGCTTTAGATTTCTCTTCTTGATTACTCACAACCCCTCCTCACCCTTATTCATAGCACACACCCTTCACCACAAACCCCTCATAATCTCCCACCCACCAAAGACACACTTCCCCATTATCCCCATCACCTAGCTTGACAACACCCTCTGTCAAATAAGCCTGCCATCTGGAACGTGGTGGGTGGGTGTATCTCAGGCATGTTTCTTTACGGGAGCAATTGACAGGATTACATTTCACAATATCAATTGTCATTGTTCTAACAAAATTAATGGTTGAAGAACGTAGATGGATTGTTCATTAAACTTCTTATCTGAAGACTCGTGGCTCTCATGTAGCCACTTAGTCCAACTCCAAAAAGACGATTTTGCACCTGTTTCACTTTCATACAAGCTGCCCCAACGTGAACCATCTCGGGAATCGATAATACACCAGCCTTCAATACGATTTGTCATTACATCATCTCCCCACATTCATTACAGAAATTTCTATCAAATTCTACTTCAGCATCACTTCTAATATATTCAGCCAAATCTTGCTCAGAGAGAAGATACTCCACAAACTCTCACAAGTCCACTATCCCTAAGAATAATACGCCTCGTTCAGCATAGTTTATTAGCTCCTGAGGCGAGATGTGACTCCACCCTTGGCTGATATCGACTACAGACATTATTGAATTTCCAATACAGCATTCACCAATGTAAATGCATCATGACTTGAGTAATCTGGCTGTCGATAGGTAGATCCGTCAGACATATCAACCACACTTTGATCATCAGTCATCATCACATAATTATTCCCAGAATCCTTGTAGACTTCACCCTGAGAAAGCTCAGGCCACAGGTACACTTTCTGTTCAATCTTCTTATCAATAATTTTCATCACACATTCTCCTGTTCAATTTTATCTTCACAATCAATCTTCGCCAATTCAGCTTCCCACTGAGCATCTGTCAGCAAATACTTCTCATCCACTTTACCTGTCGAATTGAAGAGAAGCTGTTCAGCTGGATAGCGATGTATTTCATTTTTCATCTTCCCAAGATTGTGCTTGTTCATATAGACGCTCAGCATCATAGAAAATACTCCCAGCATCCTCCACATTGTCAATCGAATTATAATAGCTGTCACCATCGTGGTTATAATCCCAACCAAGCTGATAGCTGCACACTTCACCTGTTTTGAAAGCAATATGAGCATTGAAATAACTCACATAACTATGACAATCAAAATGAGGTTGATCGAACATTGAACCCTCCCGATTGAATCGTGCAAAAGCCGGATGCTTAGGGTAAATATAGAGGTAGACGCACCACTTGCTCTCACCATCATACCCAATGTGTTTAGTGACAGAGACGAGGAAGTTTTTACCTTCTTTCTTCCACTCTTGCTTTGGTTTCCAGCCTTCTAGGTTAGCCATTATTTACTCTCCAATTTGTTCATATAAGCTTCCAATTCATCGTATTCAAGCTGAAGCTCTGAACAAGCCCTCCATCCCAAATAAGCTGTTTCTGTAGTTTGCTCGTAATACCAACGGTTCTCATAGAGCCTGTCTGATGGCGCCAGAGCTAGTGTGTCGAGCCCTACACTTTTAGCCCAATCTTCAAACATCTTCTGTATAGTGTCCATTTCTCTTCTCTCCAATTATCCATTCAGCATAACTGTTGTGTGTATTTGTACAGGGGATTGGTGTGGTTGTCAAGCGTTTTGTTTAAGAAGCTTTTCAGCATTTTCATAGCTTTCCCAGTGCTCGTTGAAATCTGACGACAAACATTCTCCAACCAACGACGACAATGCTTGTTCAAGCTGTTCAATATATTTCTGTTGTTCGTCAATAATCTGATCTTTGTTCATCTCAATTCTCCATCACAAGCTCGCCCGGTGCAAGCTCTCTCATTCGCTTGCCACCAATCTACCCTACAAATTTATGCATTGCAAGCCTGTGTGTGAAAATAATTTCTGTGGGGGGCAGAGATTTGTGGATAAGGGGGTTGACAGGGAGGGTTGGTGTGGTAGGATGTGGGCTAGAAAGCAGCGTTGGGCTGTAGAGGGGTTGTTATGAGCAAGAAAAGACCTTGGCAATATGCAAATGCAGAAAACCAAATGTGCGGGATAATGAAGTGCAGCATTTGTGGCAAAATGATCACAGAAGGTCAGTACAGGTTTCGTGAGAGCGAAGAGGCTTACTATGCACATGCTCATAGGGCTTGTGTGCCCATCGATCAGCAGAATTGGTGGAAAGAACAAGAGTACAAAGAAAGTCTACATAAAGAAAACCTTAAAGGTTACCTGCAAGCGTGTATTGATTTCAAGCAGTTTTGGAATACAGCAGTGCTTGATGAGGAAATTGCAGATATTGAGGAGTATTTGAAATGAAAAAGAAATTCAAAATCATTGACGCGTCCACTGGCGAGAAGCTACAGTTTTCTGAAGGACAGATGATTGTCATGAATGATCAGGGATTGTTTTTCTTGGTTGGTGGATTGAATGATTACTATCTGGGCATGCAGAAGCTGTCTGATGTCTGTCCGAAATATGATGTAGAATGGAGGGATTATGGAAATATCTAAACTGCAAGCATTATGCACATATCTTCAAGCTTTCCCTAGTGTGCAGATTAAACTTGATGTCAACGGCATATGGCTCATTGTTTCTGATTATCACAATGAGCTTGACATAAATAAGATGTGGGAGTTGGGGTGTGAATGGAATCCTTCTGTCAGGGGTTATACAATGGAGGATAATGGGTAATTTTAATATGCTGGCAATTCGCTATAGGCTATGTATTACGTGGCCTGTAGCCTTATTTTTATTTACAATTTCCTTATACCCAACAAGAGGAAGAAGTAAGGATATAGAAGATGGAAGATGATGTATGGAGTGTACTTGTTAAAGATGAAGACAATACAAGATACCAGCCCTTGCTCTTGTATAAGACTAATCATATCTCTAATGCTAAACTCTTGATGTATGATATTAAAGTACCCCAAGAAGTTGTTAATTGTACACGTATGTGGACTTATGAAGATAAGCCTACACTTAATTCTATTGTTGCTAACCTGCTCTGTTGTCTTAAGAAAGAGAGTAAGCTTGTCTATCCTCGTGATAAGTACATGAAAGTAGAAAGCAAGAAAGGTATAACTGTACACAAGATCAAGAAAGCTGTTGACTGGCTTGAGGACAACGGTTATATTGTGAACTCTGTTGGTCAAGCTAATGAAGACATAGAACGTCGCATTAGCAGTTACATGACAGCAACAGACAAATTCAAAGCATTGTGGAATGAAGAGGTTAAGATGGAATCTCAATTGCAATACGTAGATCAGTTGGGGACGCTTGAGCTGAGAGATGGTGAGAAAGTAGTAACCGTATTCCGGAGTAATTCCGGATTGCGTCGTATGTCCAAGGTTGTACGTGATCTCAATGTGTTGAATGAAAGTCATATTATTCGTGATCGCAATGGCGAAATTATGACCAATATTTACTGCCGCATCTTCAATGAAACATTTGATCACGGTGGCCGGTTCTATCGTGCAGATGTTCTTGGTCTTCAACATAAAGTTGGTGACTTATATGGCCGTTGGCATATCACAATTGATGATAGTAACGTATGTGAAATCGATTATGGTAATCTGCACTTTCTAATTGCCAGTGAACTAAACGGAATTGATCGCGACAATCTTCCTACAGATGTTTATTCTGGGATGATTCCAGATGAAAACAATTCTGTAGATCGTGGTGTCGTCAAGCTTGCTGTTAATGTGATGCTCAATAGTAAAGACTACAAAGGTGCGCGTGGAGCTGTTCAGCGTCATATCAATAAGCTGAGCAAGGAAGACAAGGACCAATATACGCTTGGTAATGGTTCTGACGTGCTGGACATGGTATTTGCTGCATATCCTCAGTTTACAGATATTCTTTGTAAATCAGAGAGTTATGGTTTGGTGTTGCAGAATCATGACAGTAATCTGGCGTCTGATGTGGTTGAGGTGTTCATTGATAAAGGTTATCCAATCTTGATCGTGCATGATTCGTTCATTACAAAGGTTGAACACATGAATCTTTTGTGCGACACTATGGGTGATTGCTATAGAAAACGCTTCAATTCTACACTGCCCGTTCCTGTTGGAGCGGCTTGGAAAGAAGCAGACGGGACTATCATGCAACGTAAAATGAGTGTATAAAATGAGCAACGAGAGATTAATTCCTTGGGATGTTATCATCGAAATACTAAACAAATACCAATCCTATAATCCGGGATTAGCAGCTGAGCGTGTGAACAAATACGTTAACGATGAGATTTATGAATGGGTAAATAATCATTATGAAATCCTATCAGCCTGCCCTTCACGATTAATATCTTTGTGTTGTGCAGGCTTTCTTGTTCACATAGAATACAAGCATACACAAATAGAAAGGCTTGAGAGGCCGGGGGAATTGAGATGAAAGACAAATATAAAGATGGTGTATACATTACACACCCGAAATTTGGGCCTAAGACAGCAACTCGTAAAACTGTTATTGAAAATGGCTCTGTTGTAGAGTTAGATGGTAAAAGGAATTTCCCCGGATCCTTTAGCCAGTATGATTTCTTTAGTGTAAATACAATGGTCGGTGCGATCAGTAATGAATGAAACATTCGCTGCTCACACACGTTCCCAGCTCACACAAGCTGGCTACACAATCTCTAAATGTCTTGTTGACAATGTGTGGCAAGTGAGCGAGAATACAAAAGAATTGTACAGGAATAAATCTCTTGGAGATTTGATGATGATTTGTTCTATTAATTTTGGAATTGATTGGAGAGAATGAATATGAAGATTACACAAACTGATTCTCGTGTCACTGAATCGGAAGTTATGATTTCAAAAGAGGATCTTGAAAGCATCTTGATCCAACATTTTAAAACTCTATTTGATGCTAAACGTTCTGAGCTTAGTGTGACATTTGAGGATGAAGATCAAATGGATATTCAAGTAAGCTTCCGCCGTGTGGAGATTATCAAATGAAGACCCCAAAGAAAGCTACAGTAACAAAGAAAGTATCTCCAAGTGATCGTCTTCAAGATGCTTTGAATGCTATTCGCTGGACAAGTTTTATCAAGGCTAGTGGATTGCCTTATGATGAGCTTAGTGAGTATTGGCTAGAGTTGATTACGCAATGAGTTGGAAAAATAAAAGAAATCTCCCAATAAAAGGTGTTGCACTAAACGATGCTGACTACATGATCAGTCGGACATCTGTGGTAGACGGTAAGAAGAAAGTTGTGTGGGTCTGCCCCTTCTACGCAAAGTGGATTGGAATGCTTGAAAGGGCGTTAGGTTTGGCTCATAAAGCTGCACATCCCGCCTATGAGGATGTAGGTGTTTGTGATGAATGGTTAAAGTTTAGTAACTTCAAAGCTTGGATGGAAACACAAGTTTGGCATAATCTTAATTTAGACAAAGACATCCTAGTGCCGGGAAACAAAGTTTACTCACCAGACTTGTGTTGTTTTGTTGACACATCTCTGAATATGCTACTACACAGAACACAGGCAATAGGTCCATACCCTCTGGGAGTAATTAAAACAAGTGGGAGGAACTCTTATACAGCGGTATGCTCTGGTAGATCGGGCCACAAAACTGTGGATATTATTAGAAAGAAGACACCTGAGGAAGCCCACGCAGTATGGCAAGCAACAAAAATCAGGATTATTCAGGAACGAATAAACAAATACCGAGATAAACCTGAGTATAGAGCAGACGTAGAAAAAGCTCTATACCTAAGGATAGATCAGTTACAAAGTGATTTTGACAATGGTAGGATAACCACTAAATTATTATGAGGTGTTTATGAAAAAGAAGTCTGTTGTAATTAATAATATTAACGATTCGCTGGATGCTATTCGATGGAGGTCTTTTTTAGCTGCGTCTGCTGTCGCTTATGAATATCTTACGGAAGAATGGTTGTCAGTGTTTGATGCCCAAGCAGATCCACAGACAGCTAGTACAGAGCTTGTTCGACTAATTGATATTGCTATTCAACATGATATGGAGAAAGGGAAATGATATTGGCTTCTAAAAATGGCTTGATGTGTGTTGTAACTCTCCTTCGTGAAACACCAAAAGCTTGGGTAGTACAGTACGCCGGTGAAAAGAAACATGAAACACGAATTCCTAAATCTTCCGGCAGGATGTTGTTTCATACTGTACACGGAGCACTTGATTGGATAGGAGTTGACTGGGAATGAGCACTACAATTAAAGTAGGTGTTGTTTGGTTACTGGGTTATATTCTGGCATTCTTTTTACCGATTGCTCTGATGTCTCAGTTTACAATTGTTGTAAGTTTTGCCTCTGTTGTTTCTGTTCTTGTTATTGCACTGGCTCTAGGTTTCACTATATCAGTTGTATGTGCTGTCATTACTTTAGGTATTCTTGAGGATAAATAATCATGAGCACAATCCTAGAAATACGTGAGAATCTCATCAATGCAGAGAAAGATTATAAATCTGCAAACTCTATGCTAGACGATAATGGAAACATATTGATTGCTGCAAAGGATAAGCTTAAACTATGTCGTAATCAATACTCACAAGCCTGTATTGATTATTGTGAAGAAGTTATGTTTTGTAGTAGGGGAGATTGAGATGAGCTTGTCAGCTATTGAGTCACAAGATCCTATGCTCAATTCTCTAAAGAAATCGCTGTTGTTAGCACAAAATAGTGATGCTTCAGGTGAGTTGAGCTTTAACAGTCATGAGGCTATGTCTGATGTTCTGTACGCCTACAGTCTTGGGAATACAGCCTATGTTCAGCATAAAAAATTGTGGAATAATGCTTGTGGATTGTCTGAGGATGATCTAGAATACGCACAAGCTGTGAAATTGGTGTGTAAATTAATTGATGAGAGGGAGTAGAGAGAGATGAGCAATGAATATAATGATGGCGGTGATTTTGATTTGGTAGTGATCGGAAATTTGCATCGGGACTGTGATGAGCGGATTGTCTTCGAGTCATCCGGGGAGCTGCACATCAAGGACGGGATGCCTGTCTATGGTGCTGATAGTGTCGCCCCGCTACAGGCCGAGATCGAGCGGCAGACCGAACAGTATGAAAAACTTTGGTCTGACTTTGTCATGATCGACGACGAGAACGAAAAACTCCGGAAGGGTATGACAGGCGATTACGATCTTGATGCATGGCTGGACTTCGCAAAAGAGCGCGACCAGCTCAAGGCGCGGTGTGATGAACTGGAGAAAGACGCAGCCCTGTTGGACTATCTGCAAGACCAGCTTGTGGACACCATCTACTTGGACGACGGGCGAATCATCGACATAGCCGGACGCGTGACAGTTCGCGAAGGTGTTCACGCTCATATGTCCAAGCCAGCCGGGAGTCAATCTAATGTGGATTGAAATGCGGTGCGACAAAAGAACTGAAACTAGCGCGGAAGGCCAAGCGGGGCTTCGTTGTTACAGCCACGACAACGAGGGGCCGATGGGTGAGTGCTCAGACAATAGAAAGTCTATCGCAAGCCTAGTTCGCGATCTGGAAGAGGAAGGTAGAAATACTGGGTGGAAGAAGATCAAGGGAGACTGGGTGTGTCCGTTCTGCTTGAAACTGTCCAAGCCGGCCGGGAGCGAGCAGGTATGAACTACGCCGAATGCGTTGCTGTCGGTATCGATGCTGGCAAGGTCGCGAAACACCAGAAGGCACTGGAAAAGCTGATGAAGGCTATGGCTGTATGAGCATTGTGTCATGTGCAAATAAATTGAAAATTCTTTTTGACAAGGTTGCCCAACGCGTCTAAGATTCAACACAAGAGAGCGAAGTATGTGTTTGTAGAGGAAGTCACAAGGAATCTCAAAATTGCTTACAATTCTAATTTTGAGGGTAATTAGATGGCTAAATCAAATGTACGTGGTGAATTTTCTCCTGTTGCTGGGACAGGCACAAGACGTGTGTTTAATGACAATGGTGAGTTTATTGGGCTCATTGTTAAGCGTCCGGAAGGTGGTTATCAAGTGAGGCGATTCTCTGATGGTAAAGTTAGGAATAAAGACACCTTGGCAGCAGCTTTCGCCACAATAAAAAGAGCCAACTAGAGGGCGAATAGGGACCACATGGTCCCTTTCTTTTTGCCTGTAAGAAAATAATCTGAGAAATGTGTTGCACAGACCGGCTGATATGGTAAGATTGCTTTACAGGCAAAAAAAAAAAACTACCACACACACTGAACATGAGAGAATAGAAATGACCTACAAACACGGAATTCCAAGCCACGCTGTTGAATCAACTCATAAATTCTTTCATAGAGTTTATGTTGGTAAGCTTGGGGGTAAAAATGGTGAAGATGAGAATGGGTACAAAATGTCATGGGACAGCCGCCATGAAGAGTTGGAACCCTCCGAGACCTATGGTCAGTACTATTGTGTGTATTGTGGCGAGCGACCTATGCCCATCCAACCACTTCATATGGGTTATGAAGTAAGTGGTCATGTATGTTTGTGCTCTGATGCACAATTGGAGATTAAAGTAAGACAAGAACTTTTGGAACTAGAGGATAAGCACCGGTTGGAAACTCAATCACTTGAGCACCTTTTACCAAAAGCCTCTGACGATGTAAAACGAAAGATCATCCAAAATAATCTCAAGGATGACTACTACCTTGATAGAATGATGAAGGGGTTGGGTTATTAAAGTAGTCTGAAAATGTGTTGACACCATCTGGGCAAAAGAATAGAATTCATAGCAACAGGAAGCACAAAGCTTCTGATCAAGGAGAAGAATGATGAGCAAACTAGAATTTTCAGATCGTATGGCTATTGGCTACGCTCTGTATGATGCAGACTTTAAGCCGGGTTTCAGTTCAGACCTGTGTAATCAGTTTACAGCAGGATTCGGTAGCCTCGATTATTATGGGGAATGGGAATACCCACTCTCTTGTTATGAAAGCTCAGATGGCAAACCTGTGATTGTAGATAGTCGTGAAGTTGATTTGAGTTGCCATCTCGTTGTTGGCGTCCAGAAATGAAACTTCTCTGCAAACGCTCTGTGATAATGTCAGACAATACTATTCCTTTGCATGAAGGAGAGGTCTATGATTTTGTGATGAGCGTTACGCAGATAGCACGTACACAAGTTGATGAGCAAGGGCGTGTAAATATTCATGTGTTCTACACAGATGGACCACAGAAGTGGTCTGATTATTTTGAGATAGTGGGAGAAGAATGATGAAAAAGATCACACCAC